CACTGGGGACCATTAGAGCATCCTCAAATTACTTTTTCTTGCTCCGGATTCGTTCATAATGTAATCGTTCAGGCAAGAACTCATCGTATTGGAACTTCTTGGGACGTTCAATCACAAAGATATACCGGAAGGCGTGTCGTCAAGGTTTCCAAGAGGGAACTTGATGTTGAGGAGGTCTTCTATGTGCGCCCTGTGGGGTTCTACACCAACCGTAAGGGCAAGAAGTATGAATGGACCGAAGAACACCGCCAACGCAAGTTAGGGAGGATTCTAAGCGAGTGTGACGAGTATGCTGAGTACTACGAGCAGGGTATGTGTGAGGAACATATACGAGATTATCTTCCGCAGGCAATTCGACAGAACTTCGTGGTTTCTTTTAATCTTCGTTCCGTTCTTCACTTTATGGACCTTCGCTCAAAACTTGATGCTCAGCTTGAGATTCAAGCATTATGTGACGCATTTGTTCCCGAACTTAAATCTTGGTCTCCAAATGTCTGGGAATATTATGAGGAAAAAAGACTACATAAAGCACGATTAAGTCCCTGAAGTATTATGAAAACTTACTGTCTAAAAGATCATTTCACTGGTCTTATTTTTAAAGTATTTGTTTCTGAAGAGGATTTACAAAAGTTTTTAAAAGGAAATCCTGATATTGATGAGTGTATTGATTGCATTGAGTGTGATGACGCACCTTCAATAACATTGGAATAAATAATAACAGCACAATAGAGGTGTAAATTTTGGCGATATATCCAATAGTTCATAAAGAAACTGGTGAGAAAAAAGAAATTGAAATGAGTGTTCATGATATTCAACAATGGTACATAGACAATCCTAAGTGGCAAAGAAATTGGTCGGAAGGATGCGCAAGTCCTGGAGAAGTTGGAGAGTGGCAATCAAAACTTGTCAATAAACATCCAGGGTGGAATGAAATTTTAAAATCTGCCTCCAAGTCTCCAGGATCAAGAGTAAAACCTATTTAAAATATATGGCACGAAGAAGAAGAGAGGAACAACCAATCGGTGTTGGACTTACTATAAAACAGACAAAACGTAGAAAACCAATCAATAGTGATTCATTGAGAGAAATTGAACCTCTCACCGAAAATCAAAAACTGTTATTTAAGCATTATAGTGAGGAAAAAAATATTTTTGCTCATGGTGTTCCTGGTTCCGGAAAAACATTTATTTTACTTTATAATGCACTTAGAGAAGTTCTTGATGAAAGAACACCTTATGAAAAAATTTATATTGTGAGATCTCTTGTTCAAACCAGAGAAATTGGTTTTCTTCCTGGATCAGAAGATGATAAAAAATCTTTATTTGAAATACCATATAAAAATATGGTAAGATATATGTTTGAGTTGCCAACAGATGCTGACTTTGAAATGCTTTATGGTAATTTAAAAGCACAAGGAAGCATTAGTTTTTGGTGTACTTCTTTTATTCGTGGTGTTACTCTCGACAATGCGATTATTATTGTTGATGAAGCACAGAATTGCTCTGCACACGAATGTTTTTCTGTAATCTCTAGATGTGGTCTTAATACTAAAATTATGTTTTCGGGAGATATTGAACAAAGTGATTTAACGAGAATGAGTGAAAAAAATGGAATTATTGATTTTATTCGTGTGATAAATGTTATGCCTTCGTTTGAAAAAATTGAATTTGAGGTCAATGATATTGTCCGTTCACCACTCGTTAAAGAGTTTGTAATTGCTAAAAAATCTTTGGGACTATAGTATAAAATGTCATTTATTCATCATAATTATCTGGGTGATCTTGAATTAGATTGTAAGACTACAGAGAGTATTCGTCTCTACAATCTACCCAGCGGACAATGGGTTCCTTCTATTACTTCTGTAACTTCTTTCTACAATCGTGAGATTTTTGTTAAATGGAGAAAGAGAGTTGGTCTTGAGGAAGCAAACCGTATTACTAAAAGAGCAACTGCAAGAGGCACTGATTTTCACCAAGTATGTCAAGATTATCTTGAAAATAAAGAGTTGGATTGGAATAATTATCAACCACTCTCAAAGTTTATGTTCTATCATGCAAAACCAGAATTAGATAAAATTAATAATATTCATGCGATTGAAAGAACTCTTTATTCTGAATATCTAGGACTTGCCGGTCGTGTTGATTGTATTGGGGAGTATGATGGTGAACTTGCAATAATTGACTTCAAGACTTCTGAAAAAATTAAACCTGAAGAATGGCTTGAAAATTACTTCGTTCAAGAAATGTTCTATGCTGCTGCTTATTACGAATTAACGAAAATTCCTCCGGTAAAATTGATTACTATTATGGTAACTCCGAGTGGAGAAATCAAAGTATTTGACAAAAGAAACAAAAGCGATTATATTAAATTATTAGTTCGATACATTAAAGAATTTGTACATCACAATACTAGGCAAGATGGAAAATGAATTAGAGAAAGTTTTAGAGAGTAAATTTTTCTGCCCATCAAGATTTGCTCAAGAAATTGAAAGTCTTGTATCGGAACAGAAAACTAGTTATATTGATGCTATAGTAAATTTTTGTGAGCAAAATAATATTGATTTAGAATCAGTTCCCAAACTAATCTCTAAACCACTTAAAGAAAAACTTAAGTGTGAAGCAACTGAACTTAACTTCTTGAAAAGGAGTTCTCGCGCAAAATTACCTCTTTAATATGTGATATGTGGTATGTTTATTTGTACTTAAGAAGAAATAAACCGGAAAAATAAAGAAAGATATTTAAATAAAAAAGGAGAAAATAAATCAAGTGTCACCTTTTGAAGTGTATAAAACATATCTATCAATATCACGACATTTTACTACTGATACTTATGATTATCATAAATATTGTGGAAAGAGTAGATGTAGTTTAAAAAGTTTCTATTCTAATAGATCTAGATATTTTTTTGAAAAACTTTCTAGAAAATATTCCGACGATGAGATATTGAAATTATTTGTTTCAAATTATGCTTATAGTGAAACATATGATAAATTGTGGATTGGTGATATAGTTAAAAGTGGAGAAGAAAGATATAAGAACTGGCAGAAAAAAGTTCAGTCTCTTTCTTATCTATTCAAAGAAGAATCGCAACTTTTGTTTGAAGAACATAAATTTGAAGAGGTTTTTGAATGTTCGAAAGGACATCCTCTATTATTAAAAAAATTTCTTTCTGGTAAAGTTAGTTTAGAGACTTTGGTAATCTACGATAAAATCTTTATGTTTAGGAAAAACTTCGATAAGAAATTACGAGATCCAGTGTGGGAAACCGTAAGCCGTAGAATTAAAAAGTACTCACCCTTCATACATATTGAGGTATTTCACTTTAGAAAAATCTTGAAAGAAATAGTTCTGGGGGAAAGATGAGTTTTTTCGATTCTGAAATGGTTAGAGCAGAGATGACCGAAATTGCTGAACTTCAAGAAGAAGTTTATGGAAGTGTATTTAAGTTTCCTTCAATGACCAAGGAAGACAAGATACGACATGTTGATCTTTTGGAAAGACTTTTATACAAACAAAAAGTCCTTTATACGAGAATGAGTTTATCTGATGACCCAGAAGCACAAGAAATGAAAGAAAAAATTACTCATTCTGCCGTAATGATGGGTATGCCTCCTGGAACTGATATGAATATTATTTTGAATAATATGACAAAAATGCTTGAGATTATGAAAGAACAGATTGACAATACTGGTTTCGACCTGTAGGATATGTGTGGGCTGGACGATCCCTTAAGCAAAGTCGCAAAAGCCAAATCCTACAAATATAAGGTAATCTAAATGTCATTCGAAAATTTAAAAAAGCAATCTAGTATCGGTTCTTTGACTGCCAAACTAGTTAAAGAAGTAGAGAAGATGAGCACTACTTCTAGTGGTGCTGATGAGCGTCTCTGGCGGGCAGAGGTGGATAAAACTGGTAATGGTTTCGCAGTGCTTCGTTTTCTACCTGCTCCAGAAGGTGAAGAACTTCCCTGGGCAAAGATGTACTCACATGCCTTCCAAGGTGTTGGTGGGTGGTATATTGAAAACAGCCTCACTACTATTGGTGGTAAGGACCCACTTGGTGAACATAATCGTGAACTGTGGAACACGGGATCCGAAACAAATAAAGAAATTGTTCGTAAGCAAAAACGTAAATTAAACTATTATTCTAATATCTACGTCATAAAAGATCCTGCAAATCCTGAAAACGAAGGTAAAGTCTTCTTGTTTAAGTATGGCAAGAAAATCTTCGATAAGATTATGGAAGCAATGCAACCTGAATTTGAAGATGAGACTCCTATCAATCCCTTTGACTTCTGGCAAGGTGCAAACTTCAAACTGAAGATCGTAAAGAAAGATGGTTATTGGAACTATGATAAGTCAGAGTTTGATCGTGTAGCACCTCTGCTGGACGATGATGATGCTCTGGAATCAGTATGGAAAAAGTGTTACTCTCTAACTGCCGTAACTGCTCCAGATCAATTCAAGTCTTATGAAGAACTTGAGCGTCGTATGAATATGGTGCTGGGGCAGAAAACTTCTCCTACCCAATCTCGCGCAGTTGTTGAGCAAGAAGACGAATATGAATCATATACCCAAATTCCTACTGTAGAAAGTCGTGTAGTAGAAGAACTAGAGCAGTCTTATGCTCGCTCTAAATCTCCTACACTTCCTGTAATTAATAGTGCAGATGATGATGAAGATGATGCGATTGCATATTTCTCCAAGTTGGCTGAATAATTAAGAGTAAAGTCTTATATTATCTCCGCGTTTTAAGGTGTCGCTCAGATTTTGGGAGGCGCCTTCTTTATATGCCATAATATCTTGCATATCGTCAAGAACAACATTTAAGTATCTTGGTTTCAGTAAAAATATATTTCTCTTATCGTTTTCAAGTTTCTCTTCATACTCATAATTTGTGATTGGAAGTACTGCCGTTGTTGGCCCAATGTCTATTTGTTGATCAATAAAAAAGTCATAGAATGAGATTGAAAAATCGGATTGAACTTGCAATCCTGCAGGAACCATAGTGACCCCTTGACGGTTTTTAATTTCTTGAGTTTCGTAATGGTGAATTCCATTATAAAGAGTATCATAATCACCATACTTATCTAAAAGAAATCTATCAAAATCATTTTGTGATAAAGGCCACTCTGTTTGGACATTGATAACATTATTACAGATGAGAACTAACCAATCTAAACTGGAATCTTGATACACTTCAAATGCAACATTATCTGGTCTATCATTACCTTTGATTTGATACTTGGTAAAGAATGCTAGATTTTGAAAAATGTCTTCACGTAACTTTCCTTTCTTAAAAAGATTTTTTACTATAGCATAGTCTCCAATTTTAGCATCCGGAAGTCTGCTTACATATTCAAAGTTGGGAATTCTACTGAAGTAATTTGACATTTTAGTAACCTATTTCTGTATCTGCATTCTTATCCAATGCAGTGTAATCTTCATTGAAGATTGGTTCTAATTCACTAAACTGCATTGTGACTTGATATGAAGCCATTGCACCATCGGTAAAAGTTGCATACTGACCTTCAGGCGTATAATCTACAGAGAAAGATTGTAAAGCACATTCTTTAATTCTATTAATAAATTTATGTTCTTTATTTTGATGTAAATATCTAATTTTAAATGTATTAGGTGCTTTTAAAAATAAATTTGATGGTGATGTTTGTGGTGCCATTCCTTGTTTAAAAAATCTTATAATAGAACGAATTGTTTCAGATTCTCTTTTACTTCTTGCACTTAACTTAAATGTAAAATTAAAAGGTCTAAGTTGAGGTCCATTAAATAAAAGTTCCATATTTGGGTTTTGAACAGCACCTTGTGTTCTGGATAAAATTCCTCTTACATTCACTGCTTGTTCTGTAAAATATGCCGCTAAGCCAGTTTTAATTTCTCCTGCCGCTTGTGATCCAGCACCTATTTGATTTTCTGCAGTTTTTGCTGCTTTACCTCCACCACCAGTTATTCCTGCAGTTGCCAAATCTGCAAGTGCTTTTTGTGCGCTCGTTATATCTTCTGAACCCCAATTGACGTTGTTGAAATCTGATATTCCACTGGGTATTGGTAATGTTACTCTTCCAATTGTTCTGGAAGTATAATTTGACCTTTGGCCAAAAGTCCCAAGATTTGAAGCACCACCTTCATTTGCTTTTCTTGGTTCGTATTTTAACATATTAAATTCAATAACATCCTGATTCTCTAACTTTAGTTGAAGAGGATATCGTAAATTATTGGGAAAAGATAATCTTGTTTCTGTTTTTGGAGTTGATAGGTCTGATATTAACGCTGCATTATTTGGATCTCCACCTTCAGTTGTTGTTGCATTATTCTGAGTGCTTGGTGCTATCACTTTTTGTTCTTCTGGAGTAAGACCTCCCCCACCCAAAGGTCCTTTTTTTGTTGCGGATACAATTTGTTGTTGAGTATTAGTTTTTAATGCACCCTGTTCTAAAGATTTTTTGGCATCAGCACCAAGAATTTCTTTTCCACTAGAATCTTTTAAATATGCCCAAGTTTTTCCACCATCTGTAGTTGTTGCTGCCGGAGCATAATTTCCAGCAGTATCAGAATAATATAAAGTGGTTGTTCCTCCAGTTACTTTTCCACTTGTATCTTTAGTAACTTTAGTTGATGTTGTTGTAAAAATATTTGTTTGATTAGTTCCAACTTTGGTTTGTATTGGTTTGCTATTAAATGCATCTGGTGGTCCGACAAATGCCATTAAAACTTCCTCCCACTTACAAGAAAGTTAAGCATCTCAATTTTTCGTAGAGTATGAGACATTTATAGAGAGTTTTTATTTATTTAGACGAAATTTTTGATAAGGTATTGAAAGTAACTCATCCAACTCATTATATTTAATTACGTGAAGTTTTCCTGCAACTTCTTCCCAAGTATAATTTCTTGACTGCCTCCAATGAAAATTGATTGCTTTAAATCCCCACCTTTCCAGTTCAGTACAAGCAATCAAAGGGTGTTGATCATATTCAATTTCTGGTGTCTTTGGATTATAAACGAAGGTATAAAACTTTCCTGGTTCTGGATATAATACTTCTTCCTTTAATGTCTCCATTATCATCAACATCAAATCTTCCGGATCGCTGGTTCCACTTTGAGCAATTTTTCTTTTGAGTTTTCCGACTCTTGCTGTTGTTGATGTATACTTCCCAAAACCCTCTGCCATTATTTAATTCCCAATTCCTGCTCGGTGATCACGCTGAACTTAATTAAATGATCGTCACACCATTCTTGAATTGATTTCCATTTAGATTGATTCACTGCGTAAGTATTCACTTCATTAATATAAGTTTTTGTCTTTTTATTTCCCTGCACAGGTGGTACTGTTTGTTTTTTTGGTTTTATTTCTATTACATACTTCTGAATTTTTCCATTACTCTCTAATACTTCAATAATAAAATCTGGGAAGTATCTACACACCTTTTGCTTCACTGGATTATAATAGGGTATGCAAAATTCTTCAGATCCATAACGAATAATATTGGGAGATCTATCACACCACTGCATGAACTTAAGTTCCCAACTGCTACGATAAATTATATTTTGAACATCTCCAATATACTTCTTTGGATTCTGTGGATGAAATCTTCCTTGATGATATTTTGAATCTCTTGGCATCTTTCTTTATTTTTTTGATTATACATAATATATAAGACTAAAAGTATTTATAGATGCCTAACAGAAAGAATGTATCTGACATAAAACTTAATTTATTAAGACCTGCTCTTACATCTCATTTTGAGGTAGAAATTGGACTTCCTAGTGGAGATTTTGGCATATTTTTGAAGAATAATAGTATTGAATTAAATCCTGCCACAGATCAGTCTAAATTACATCTATTGTGTTCTGAAGCAACGTTGCCAGGATCGAATTTGGCCACATTTGAGATTAATAATGATTTTACTGGAGTTACAGAAAGACACGCATATAGAAGAATTTATGATGATCGTATTGATTTAACTTTTTATGTTGATGCTGAAAAATATTTACCAATTAGATTTTTTGAGGTTTGGATGAAATATATTGCTAATGAAAGTGTAGCAAAGCAACCAGACAAAGATGTTGGGTCTAGAGATACAAATTATTTCTATAGAATGAGATATCCGGATGGTACTGATGGATATACTGCCCAGGGACTAAAAGTTATAAAATTTGAAAGAGATTATAAAAATTCTCTGGTTTATGAGTTTGTAAAGTCATATCCAATCAGTATTTCTTCTATGCCAGTATCTTATGACTCATCTTCTCTATTGAAGTGTACAGTTTCTATGACTTATATTAGATATCTTATGAGCGGAGATCGGACTAAAGATTCGTCCCCAGATCAAACAACAAATTCAAACTTTAATCTTACTGCAGATCAGTTAGCAGCATTGAATTCCTCTCAAGTATTTGGAAATCCTAATTTGAGCAATCTTAATTTTGGGGACTTTACTACAACGGGTGGAGTGAATTTTAGTCCTACTCAAGCGAGCGGGAACGCTATAAACGTTAAGGATGCTTATTCTGGTAACTTCACTTTAAATGGTTGACCATCAAATACTTCATATAAATAATCATACCTGAATTTATAAAAAGATTATGCTGCCCAAAATTGTTGCGCCCACATATGAACTTGAATTGCCATCTACAGAAGAAACAATCCAATACAGACCTTTTCTGGTTAAAGAAGAAAAACTATTAGTCATTGCTTTAGAAAGTGAAGATACAAAGCAAATTACAACAGCGATTAAAACTGTAATTAAAAACTGCATTCTTACCAAGAATATTAAAGTTGAGGCACTTCCAACTTTTGATATTGAATATCTTTTCTTAAATATTCGTGGTAAGTCTGTTGGTGAAGAACTTGAAGTTAATATTATTTGTCCCGATGATGGAGAAACTCAAGTTCCTGTAAAGATTAATTTGGATGATATTAAAGTTCAAAAGAACGAAGAGCACACTAATAAAATTAAAGTTGATAAAAGTATTATGATGGAAATGAAGTATCCATCACTAGAACAGTTTATTAAAAACAACTTTGATTTTACAAACAAGAATGCAATGGATCAGTCATTTGATTTGATTGCTTCTTGTATTGATAAAATCTTTACAGAAGATGAAGTATGGTCTACTGCAGATGTAACGAAAAAAGAACTAACTGACTTTTTGGAGTCAATGAATTCCTCACAGTTCAAAGAGATTGAAAAGTTTTTTGAAACAATGCCTAAACTTTCTCATACTATTAAGGTTAAAAATCCAAAGACTGAAGTTGAAAGTGAAGTTATTTTAGAAGGGTTAGCATCTTTTTTCGCGTGATGATGGTTCATATGGACCTTGAGAATTATTTTCGTCTTAATTTTTCGTTAATTCAATATCACAAGTGGAGCCTAACCGAAATAGAAAATCTCATACCTTGGGAACGAGATGTTTATGTTGGATTACTGCAGCAACATCTTGTAGAAGAAGAATCAAAACAAAAACAACAGATGAGCAATGCCCAATTCTAATCAAAAAGAAGTCATTGATACTAGAATACTGAAGCTCATTGGGCTTGAAGATGTTTTTGATTTGGATTATGAAACTTATCTAACTCTTCTTAAGGAAGCAATGGTTAAAGGTAGGATGACGAAAACCTCAATTCCTACCGAAGAGGTTGAACTTTTAACGAATGAATATAAAAGAGTTAAGACGAAAAAGGATAAAGGTAGATTTGAAGTAAAAGGAAAGAAAATAACTGCAGATTCTTTTTCTGTTGGAAGTATAAAAGCAAAACTAGGGACAACAAGACCAAAAGGACTTCTTCCTGCTGCCATAGGAAAGTCTCCAATTGCAAGTAGTTTAACTGATAGTATTGCTACAATTACTTCCGTAGTAACTTCAATTGCAGAAACACTTAAAGCACAGAAAAAATTAACTGATGATACTACTGCTTTTGATAAAAGAAAATCAGAGCAAGATAAAAGATCACTTGCAGAAAGTAAATTAGAGAAGAGATTTGATAGGCTAAAGAAAGCAGCAGAAAAAATAATTGCACCCGTCAAATCTTTGCTTGATAGAGTATTAGAATTCTTTACGACAATTTTATTAGGAAGAGTTGTTTATAAACTGATTGAATGGTTGGGTAATCCCGAGAATGCAAATAAAGTCAAATCCATTATAAGGTTTTTAGGTGATTGGGGTCCTGCTCTTCTTGGTGGGTTTATTTTATTTGGAACAAGGTTTGGAAAGGGAATTAGAATATTAACAAGAATTGCATTATCGGGTATAGGAAAACTTGCAAAAGCAATTCCTGCTTTAATGAGATTTGGTAAAAATAATCCCAAAACAGCACTTGCTCTTGCTAGTGGAACTTATGCTGCAACACAACTTTCCCAGAGAGCATTTAGTGGGGGAGATGAAAAAGTTCAAGGACTTGTTGGTGGTGGATTTGTTGTTCCAAGATTTAAATTACCTGCTTTTTCTGGAGGTGGGTTTAATTTTAGTAATATGTTTAATGGATATGTAAGTGGTCAAAAAGGGATAGATAAAGTTCCTGCAATGTTAAGTGATGGTGAGTTTGTAATGTCTCGCGGCGCAGTTCAAAAGTATGGGGTAGATACTCTTGAAGGTATGAATGCTGCTGGTGGCGGAACAAATAAACCAAAGGTTGTATCTGGAACTACTTATGCTGCAGGTGGAGGGTTGGTTGGTTATGCTGGTAATATGATTAAACATCACGAAGCACTTTCATCTTTAAAACCAAATCAAAATTATTATGTTTCAATTAAAAGTCCAGAATATAAAAAAATAAACAACAGTACAAAAATATACCCATACCTGGATAGCGTAAATGTTCCTACAATAGGATGGGGAGCGACTTATTATGATAAGATTTCAAATGGAAAAAAACCAGTAAAAATGACAGATCCTCCAATTACAAAGAAAGTAGCGGATGATCTTTTGAATAAACATCTTGGAGAACTTATTCCTCGTGCTAAATCTCAACTTCCTTTATGGAATAAGATGTCTCCACAACAACAAGGAACTGTTGTTTCTTTTATGTATAATGCTGGACCAAATTCAATTAATCCTACTGGGCCTTATCCGAAATTTTCTAAAGCTTTAATTGGCGGAAATATGAGAGAGGCTGCTGCACAGGTGAATAGAAGTGGTCCTCCTACATCTAGAATAAATGAAGAAAAAAGATTATTAGCATCTGGTCCTTTAGATCTAAAAAAGGCAGTTGCGACAAAACCAAAAGAAGAAAAAAAATCTCCAGGAATATTTGATAGAATATCTTCGGGATTTAATTCTCTTTTCGCTCCTTCTGCAATGGCAAAAGAATCGCGATATGCAAAAGGAGGAATGGTCAATTCTCCAGTAAATCCTATAAAAACACCAAAAACTCCTATTAAAGCAAATATAGCACTGTCCAAACCAAATCAAAAGTCAATTGGCCCTGTTCCAAGACCAGCACCAAAACCACAAGTTCTTCCAACTGGAGGAATAAGTGGAAGAAGAAATATTAATGGTGGTGGAGCATCTTCTACAAAAACTCCAAGTTTTAATGCAACCACTAAAGGTATGAGATCAAAGCAAGAAACTCTTGGGTTGATGAGGTAAAATAAATGGCGGTTAATATTGAAAAGTTTTTACCTTCAGCAGCATCAAAAAGTGTAGCACTTGCAAAGGTATCCCAAAGCATTGCTAAAGGAAGTTCTTCATTAGGAATTACAGAGTCTGCTCAAAAAAACATAGGTATTATTAGTGTTAAGGTTATTGAAATTGATAAAATTTTAAAAGGAACTCTTGCATCTCAAAAGAAACAACTTGACAATCAAAAAAGACAGCAGAGCAGTCAAAGAAGAGAAAAGCAAGAAGAAAAATTAGAAAAAAAACCAGATGCAGAAAAGGGTAAAATAAAAATGCCTAAAGCCCCAAGATTGGGTATTTTTGATTGGATTAAAAACTTTATTGGAAATATTATTCTTGGATACTTTGCAGTTAGATTAGTAGACCATCTTCCAAAAATTATTCCAATTGTAAAGTTTATTGGGAATGCAGCAGATTTAGTTATTGATATTGGAGGCAAACTATTAGATGGTCTAGTAACTTTTATTGATATTGGATATAAAGCAGTTGATTTTAGTCGTGGATTAGTTGGAAAAACTTTTGGTGAGGAAGCATTAAAGAATCTGGATAAACTTACGAGTGAATTTGAGAAGTTTATGAATCTTGCCATTATTGTTGGAATGGCAAGTGCTGACTTTGGAATGGAACGTCTTGCAACTAGGGGGGGAGCAAAGGCAGGACTTGCTGCCGGTCAAGCAATGTCAAAGTTGGGATTAAAGGCAGGTTCTATTGAAGCAAGGGCGATTACTTCCCAACAAAAAATATCGGCAAGAGCAACTGAAAAAGCACAAAGAAGAATTGCTGGAGCACAAATAAGAGCTGGCGCAGCAGCTGGTGGAAAGGGTGCAGCAAAACTAACTTCTAAAATTGGATCTAAAGCACTAAAAGCAGTTCCATTTTTAGGTGCTGGACTTGCTATAGTTGAAGGTATAATGAGAATCAAAGATGGTGATTATGTTGGGGGATTGCTTTCCTTTGGTTCAGCAATTCCTGTTGCTGGTTGGGCATTTTTAGCACTTGATATTGCTCGCGAATTTATGGGCGGGAAAGAATTTGATGAATCAGTTGGAAGATCTTTTGGGGGAAAACCTGGACTAACTGATAAGCAAGTTCATAAAAGAACTCCGCATATGTCAGGACCTTCTTTTATGGGTCTTGCTGGTGGTGGACAGCCACCTGCCCGAGGTGGGAAACCTGTTAGTGGTCCATCTAGAAGAATTAAAAAAACCAAAACAAAAAGAGCAATTTCAGTTCAACCAACACCAATTAAACCTGGTGCAAATGTCGGTGGTGAAAAAAATATAGAGAAAGTATTTCCAAAATCAAAAGATAAGACGAAAACCAGTCCATTAGACTATATTGAGAGTTCTTATAAAAAAATAGGTGAAGAACAATTCTTTGGTCCATTGATGAGTATCTCAACCAAAGCATTAGTTGGACAAAAACCTGGTAAGGTTGATTATAAAAATGCAGCACAAGGTTTAAGCAATTGGATGAATGATACTTTTAGTGATGAAATATTAAGAACTGGCGCTCTTTATGCTGCCGGTGGTGGTGAGATTGATATGAAATTATTAGAAAGTAAAAGTGGTGATATGACTGATGCAATTGCAAAGTCTCTTGAATATAATATTTCTAGGAGAGTTGATGATACTATTAATGATCTTATGAAGCAGATGATGTTGAAAAAAGAAGGTGATGGAACTCCTACAAAACCAGCATCAGATGAAGATGTCCCAGAAGGAACGGGTTCATTAACTGGAAATACAAATGCAGAAAAAGTCTTCAACTACTTGATTGGATATGGATTTACTGAACAGGCCGCTGCTGGAGTTATTGGTAATCTTATGCAGGAGTCTAGCGTCAATCCACAATCGCGACAACTTGGTGGTGGTCCAGGAAGAGGTATTATGCAATGGGGAACTGGTCCGGGAAGTGGTGGAAGATGGGATGCATTAGTTGCTTGGGCAGCATCTTCTGGTAAAGATCCTTGGAAATTAGATACTCAAGTAGAATGGATGATGAAAGAGATGAGATCTTACGGAACTCTTAATCGTTTGAAAGGAGTCACTAATGTAAAGAAAGCAGTTGAAATATTTGAAAGTGAAATGGAGAAAGCAGGAACTCCAAATTATCCACGAAGATATCAACTTGCTGCTGATGCCCTAGCAAGTTTTGGTAAAGGTAGGGCAGGAGGTGAGGGAGTTTCTCTTGGATCAATGCCCGGTAATCTTTCTTCTGTAAAACAACTTGCTTCGGAAATGGGATTAACGCTTACGAGTTCTCAAAGAGGTCCTCGTTATCCTGGAGATAAAAGTCTTCACATAAGCGGAAGAGCAATGGACTTTTCAAATGGTGTTGATACGCCACAACAAAAAGCATTTGCGAAAGAAATCATTAAAAGATATGGATCTTCTTTGTCTGAATTAATTTACACTCCTTTAGGTTTTGGAATTAAAAATGGAAAACAAGTCCCATTATCAACTTGGGGTAAAGAGACAAATGCAGGACATTATAATCACGTTCACGTAGCATTTGAAAAAGGCGGAAAGGTCAATGGATTTACGAGAGCAATTCTTGGAGAAAAGGGCCCCGAGTTTGTTATTGATGCCGACTCTACAAGAGCATTGGAGGATAATTTCCCAGGATTTTTGAGTGCATTAAACAAAGCAAATTATGAAGGTGCATTAAAAGTTTTAAGAACTTATGCCGAATATGAAATGCCCTCTCCTGAAGTTGTTTATATTCCTGTTCCAATTACTATCAATACACCAGAAGATTATTCATCACAGTCCTCTGGTGGTCTTGCAATGTTTGTTGGTGGAGAATCAGACGATCCATTTAAAACTTTATATCAAGGTACTTAAATAGAAGTAGGAGATAATAACAAATGGCAAATCAAATTGTTTCAAAAAGTGCAGAACCGTCTTTTATTGATAGAATTGATATCATCTCAAATAAGAATCAGAAAAGTGTAAGTGTTGCGAATGGTACAATTCGTTTGATGTATTATGAAAGCATTCTACAGGACACAATTAGGGCAACAGTTACTTTTGCCGATACTGGTAATGCTATTAATAATAAAACTGCACTTGAAGGTTTACCAATTGTTGGACAAGAAAAAGTTCAAATTAAATTTAGAGATAATAATGAACAGACTTTAGATCTTGTTTTGTATGTTAACAAGGTTACTCCACTTTCTGATGATACAACTAAATCTATGGTCCAACTTGATTTGGTTTCAAGGGAATATATTTTAAATGAAAAGATTAGACTTAATACGAGATTTGATGGGAAGATTTCAGATCATATTCGTAAAATTTTAACAGATCAAAATTATCTTGCAACCAAAAAGAAACTTGATATTGAAGAGACGACAAATACATATAATTTCATTGGTAATAATAAGAAACCGTATTATGCAATGAATTGGTTATCTAAAAAGTCTGTTCCCAACCTAACAAAAGCAAAGGGAAACACTGCCGGATATTTTTTCTACGAAACCGCTGAAGGATTTAAGTTCAAGTCTATTGATTCTATGTTAAGTCAGGAAAAAAAGAAATCAATCATTTATAATCAAACACCAGATTCTAGAGGTTCTAATTTACCTTCGGGGTATGATGCAAAGGCACTGGATTATTCAAAAGATAATCGTGTTGATGTGCAAGAAAAATTACAGATGGGAGCATTTTCAACTCGCACTGTCTTGTTTGATCCATTCACTTGCTATTATGAGGTTCTTACTCCAAATGCAAAAGAAAAAGAAAAGTCATTAAAACTTGGTGGTAAAGAGTTGCCAGTATTAAATCCAGAATTTAATAGAACTGGTCAGAATAAAGATTTTTCTAGAACCACATATATGTTACTTGATAAAGGATCTCTTCCTACTGGTGATACAAAGCAACAAGTAGAAAAATCGAGAGAGGAAAACTTTGAACCAAAGGATATTTTAAATCAGGCGATTATGAGATATAATCAATTGTACTCAATCAAAACTACAATTACAATCGCAGGCGATTTTTCTTTACACGCAGGTGATGCAATTTTTATGGATGCGCCAGAACTTGCGCCAGAAACGAAAGATGTAAGTAAAGAAAATGGGGGTCTATATATTATAGCAGATTTATGCCATTACGTTTCTGTAAAAGAAACATATACAAAACTTAATTTAGTGAGAGATTCTTTTGGACGAATTGGCAATCACACTTCAGGCAAAATACCATTATGATAAACAGAACAATTCAACAGCACATTGATGATGATCGTAACGAGTTGGATAATCCAAATCTAAACAGTCAAAGGCGCCGCCATATAGAAAGTGAATTAGAATCGTTGGAAAAATATAATCAATCTCATCCCGAAGACAGTTATAATCCTACACCACTAGAACTTTATTGTAATGAAAATCCAGATGCTATTGAATGTAAAATATATGAGGTTTAACAATTAATGGAAGGTGGATCTCTTTTTAACTCTGGGTTTCTTGGTGCAAGTTTTAATTGGTGGGTAGGTCAAATTGCCGATGATGCAACTTGGCGTGATAATATACTACCCGGAAAGTTTGAAAGTGCAGATCAAATTCCTGGATGGGGAAGAAGGTATAAAGTTCGTATTATAGGTCTTCACGATCAAGGAGAAACTGAAATAGCATCAGATCAACTTCCTTGGGCACAGGTAATGTATCCTGTGACTGCTGGTGGTGGTCAAGGAGCTTCAGGTCAAACACCAAATCTCCGTCAAGGAAATATGGTGTTTGGATTCTTTTTAGATGGTCAGGAGCAACAAGTTCCTGTGATTATGGGAGTGCTTGGTAATAATGCTCAAACACAACTTGCAACAAAAATTGGTACTAATGAAGTAACCAATACACAACCAGGAAGTCTTGCAACCAGTGGAAATGCTGTATCTGCGAGTGGAAATACTGATACAAATAGAAGAGTTCCTGATGATGATAAAGTATCAACAAAACCAAAACCACCAGGAACTCCATCAGCATCACCAAAACCAGGTGTTGCACTTGATAAATTTGGTAGAGATCCATCAAGACCTCCAACAAAAGCAGAACTGAATGCGGCACAATCAGCAAGAGCAGAAGCAGATAGACTTGGTGAAACTGGGGCAGTAAGAGAAGCAAGAATTGCTAATGCGACTGTTGCAGCAACAAGACAAGAAGCAGAAGCAGCAGCATCACCAGCATCACCAGCAGTACCGGGAGCAACTAAAGAAAGTGCTGATGCTGTTCACCAACAAAGTGCTGCTGATGTAAAAAGATTAGACTTATATCTCAAAAAAACTGTGATGTTAAGTCCCTGTGATCTTCCTGGATCTGCGATGAAAGGAATGCAGACTGATATTGAAAATCTCACTAAAGAGATTGATAAAATTTTACAAACAGCATCATCTTATGTGGATGCTGTTTCTGAAGTTACTTCACAAATCAGCGGTATTGTAGGACAAGTAAGTGACGTAGCAGGACAAGTAACTAATGTGGTGGGGCAAGCAAGTGATATAACAGGAAGTATTGGTGGTATTGGTGATATAGCAGGAAGTGTTGGTGACATAGGAGGAAGTGTTAGTGGTATAGCAGGAAGTGTTAGTGATACACAGGAAAAAATACAGGCTTTATTAGAAAAATATGCTCCCAAGATCGCAAAGTATATGAAGATTGTTTTTAATAAAATTTCCGAATACATATCAAAGAAAATTAATGCGGCAATGGGACCTTTAACTGATATAATGTTTCCAAATCAAAGATTTCAATTTCTTGATATAAAAATAGAAATCAATGAAAAAATTAAATGTCTTTTTAGTAAAATTACTCAGGGATTAGGTCCTCAAATATTAGGTGCTTTAGGGCAGATTTTAGATAAAAAAAATTCATCTACAAATAAAACACCAACTTCTCCTGGTACTGCACCTTTTGTTCCAATTTGTTCTGTTGAAGAACTTACTGGAAATCTAATCGCTGCAAATATGGGAGATATAGATAAAACTGTTGGAGACATAACTAAATCTGTAGAGACATTTTTAAACGATATTCAAGATGGACTTTCATTAGTAACTGGACTGACTAATTCTATAAAAATACCCGATATTAATGGAAGTATTGCATCAGCACTTTCTTTTGTAAATATTGCTCTTGATATTTTTGGATGTGACTCTAAACCAAATTGTGCTGCATCAGATTTTTATACCTTACAAGAAGGTGCTGGTGCTGCAGAAGAAGCACAATTACCAAGACCTGCTGAAGTTAATGAGGCAGCAAAGGATCCTGGTCCAGTAACTCCAGCAACAACACAACCTTTTGCAACTCCAGCAAAAAATACTCCAGATTTTGACTCTCGTGCTGATGCAAGTACTCAAAGACAAATTGAACAACGAACCGCAGGACTTGCTTGATAAATACCATTACTATGACGAAAGTAGAAATATAAAATTTAACTATGGCTCTTAACCTATTTGGACCACCGACAAAAGATGATATTAAAGTAGCGTATATTGACCCTATTTTAGGATTAGTTGAGGGTGTTTCAATCTGTGAAGCAAATGAGTATGCTAAAAAAGAACCTGGAACAACCTTTATTTTTAGAAATGGAAATCAAACACTTCAATATTTGAATGTTAATGAAATTAATCAGTTAGATCCTAATGTTTTAACTGCCACTGACGAGTGTGGTGGGATCAGTCAAAAGAAAGAGTGTGGTCCTCCAACTATTCAAATTTTTGGTGGTGGTGGTATTGGTGCTGCAGGAAATCCAATCGTAGGTAATGATGGTGCTATTCTTGCAGTAGATATTATTCGTGGTGGAAATGGTTATCAATATCCTCCATTAGTTTCTGCAAGAGATATTTGTAACTATGGAAGTGGTGCATCATTTACTACAATTATTGGTGAAGTTACAGAAACAATTGAAACATATGAAAATGAAAGTGATTTTGAGGACTATGAACTATGTGAACCTACTGACGTTGGATATGGAAGAAACTATGGTCCTGATGGAGAAGATTTGGGTTCTTGGGATCCTAAAGTTTATACAGAACCCGGTGAAGATCCAATTAAAAAGGAAGTTGAAGAGTTTGAAAAAATTGTAAGAAGACTTGCAAGAGCACCTTTCTGGACTACAAGAACTGCAAGACCAACTAAAATTACTTGTAGTGACCCAATAGTTATTCCTTCAAAGTATGATGTAACTGATGCAACATTTTTAGAAAAACAAAGAAGAGATGGTGTTAAAAATCCAGTAGGTTGGAATCAGTTTATGAACTCCTATGCAATATCACCAGTCTCACCATCAAATGTGAGAGGCAGTGACTTTGCTGGAAGAGTATTTACATTTGAATGGACTGAAGATTTTCCTACGGATGGTGAATATATTTTTAGAGGATTATGTGATAATAGAGCACAATTATATGTTGATAATTTAAAAGTTACTGATTTAGCGGGATTTAATGCCCCAGTAAGACCAATTCAAAAAACATTTAAAAAAGGACTTCACAATATTCGGGTTGACTTATTGAATGTTCCTATTTCAGAAACGGTTACTACACAACTACCACCACCACAATCTAATACTATTGATGTAAATTTTAAATTTTATGGGAACCCTTCTTCTACTCTTTCCCATAATTATAAAATAAATGGACTCGGTATTAATTTATTTAAACCAAGCAGAACTTCTCTTAATCAAAATGTAATAGGTAAATGTGAAAGTGGAACAGTATATGAGGTAGAATTTTATAAAAATGGAAGTCCTGGTGGTACTATAATACAAAGAAGTGATTCTTTTATTGAATATGAAGATGCTGGAGTTGGTGGTCGTGATGCTTCTATTGGGATTGATAAGGGAAAATTCTTCAATTTTAGAGGAAATAGGTGTTCGTTTGTTGTTGGAGAACCAAAACCACCAACACCAACACCGCCACCATCATCAATCTCAATTATATCTCCAAAATCTTGGAATGAGAATCCAATGGGGATTTCCGTTACTATTGATGCGCCAGAACCACCAATTCCCCAAGAACCAATACCAGAACAAGAAGGCAGATGTCCTAATAATCCAATTTGGACTACAAGATTTCCTGGAGCAAAAGAATTTTGGTATCCCGTTCAATTTAATGGATCAAAAAATCCACAAGGAAAACAAAATCCTTGGGGTAAGTTTTTTAATCGTTATGGCATATCTCCTGTTCGTCCATTAGATACTCCAGGAAGTGATGGTGGTGGGATTTTATTTAAAAATTCTTGGGAACTTGATATTCCTTATGATGGATTTTATCAATTTGCTGTGATGCGAGATAATACTGCTCGTCTATATGTTGATGGAAATTTAGCATTTGATATTGGGACATCTGGTGATCGTAGATGGAAAGATATTGGAGAAAAACCAAAGTTTCAAAAAGTTTTTATTGCAAAAGGTCGTCATACAATTGGTGTTGAACTTGAGAATACTAAATCAGAATCCTTTGAACAAGTAAGTCAAAAAATCTTTAGAACAAAAGACTGGCAAGTAGGAACAAAGAAAGTAACACAAACTACAGATGTTAATTTTAATATTGTAACATCACAAAGATCCACTTTTGTAAGTTCTTTTAAAATTTCAGAACTCGGTGTTGATGTGTATAAACCATCTAAAACAGTAATTAAACAAACAATTCCAAAAAAAGTTGAAGTTGGAAAGGTATATACTGTAGAAGTTGTAGTTCCCCAAAGTGGAAATGTTAGTTTAGAAGTGAAAGGAAATACTTTAGAAATGGAAGAATTGGGAAAAAATACACCTAGGGATTTATTTTGTACTATAAGTAACGGTAGATTTTTTGATGTTAAAAATGGTGCAGGTAAAGCAACTTGTAAGTTTGTTGTAGATGATAATCAACCTGTATTGACTGGTCTTTCTGGTGGAACTGCAAAGGATGGTGTGACTTATGAAGGTCCTCCATTATTTGCATATAAGGATAACCGTTGGGGAACCTTTATGAATACTCATTCAGTTTCTCCACTTTTACCTCCACTTAATGCTGATAATCCACAAATTAACGGAGTTAAAAAATATTCTTGGAAGGGTGTTAATTTCCCAGAAAGTGGACAGTATGATATTACATTTCAAGCAGATAATGACGCAAGTCTTATTATCAATGGAATTAAAGTATTATCATCACAGGGATTTGCAAATAGTCCACAAACCTTTAAAGTTAATATAACGCAAGGAAAGTATAATGTTGTAGTTGAATGTAATAATATCCCAGATACGACTAATATTTTTAATAATAATCCAACAGGATTTGCTTTAGTAATAAGAAAAAATGTATCTGTGAGAAGTAATATTGGAAAGTCTTGGGATGAGAATCCTGTGGGTGTTGGTGCGATTTTAATACCTCCACCTTGCCCAAGAAGAATTCGTGGTAAGGGTGTTGTAACTGATATTATTGTAAATGATCCTGGTAATGGATACTTACCACCAATACTACCTACAACAACTCCACCAAGTACATTAGCACTAATACAGACAAATGTTCCTGGTGTTCCTGGTGGAGGTGCTGGTGCTGGTGCAGGAGGTGGTACAGGTGCTCCTAGTGTCCCTGGTGGTGCTCCTGGTGTCCCTGGTGGCGCCGCTGTCCCCCTCTCTATACCAAGTCCACCTTCAGGAGCACCAACAGGTATTAATGCATTGTTTAGACCACAATTTGAAGTAGTAAGAGACCCTGTTGTAGTAAACCCTCAAAAACTTTTACAAGTTACAGATCTTGTGGGACTTAAGCAAACTGGATATGTAAATGGAAGAGCTTATTATGGTGCTGTTTATTATGATAATGGTATTCGTTATGCAGGTTTTTATGAAACTGTTGGAGAACCTATTCGCGTATATGATACTTTAAGAGAAAGTATTATTGCACAAGTTACCACTCCACCTTCTGCAATATTAAGACAAGGTACTGATATAAGAAGTAATGATCCACTACTAAATATTCCAGGTACAGTTCAGTCAACATTAAATAGTAATAGCATCGTTGGTGCTGGAGATATTTTTCCACCTTCAGTTCCCTTTGTTCAAGAACCACTTCAAGATCCAATCTATCCAGTATCTTTAAGATTAAAACGGGTTCTTGTAGAAGATCCAGGAATCAATTATAATGTTACTGATCAAATCAGAGTCATTCCAAGTAATGGTGCTGTTCTTGAACCAGTTTTTGGATCCTTTGGGAGAGTGATTAAAGTTGCTGTTATTGATCCTGGATTTGGATTTACTGAATACCCAAGAATTGAAATGTTCACACCTTTATAAGTAATCATATGGCATCTGCTCAAAATAGAAATCCAACTAGAGTTACTCCTACTGCAAAAAAGAACTATACTGCAACTCGTCAGGGAAATGATCACGGTTCAATATCTTTTGGCCACGTTGCTTCTGATGGTGCAGTCACTTCTGATATACAACTTCAGGCATCTGATGGAAGACATTCAATCATTCTAGATAAGGATGGTGCAAGAAAAGGGTGTACTCAAATCACTGCACCAGGAAGAATCTCAATTCAATCTGGAGAAGATAGACAAGAAGCAGAAGATACTCTGTTTATTAATGCATGGAATGGAAATATTGACATTATCGCATCTAATGGTAAAATAAGATTGCAAGGAACTGATATAGAACTGATTGCATTTGGAGAAAAAGGATCAAAAGGAAATATAAGAATGGAAGCAAGTGAAAATATTCAACTCGATGCAGACAATAAAGTTCTTATTAATGCAGGTGCAATGTATAAACTTGCAACACCAGGAATAGCAGAAATCTGCGCAGATAGTGCTATGACGATTTATTCGGACTGTATTCGCGGAGTAACAGCTGGATGTTCAGTTAAAGACTCAAAAAATGGTGGTCAAAAGTTCTATAAAAAACAAAAAAAGTAAAGGAGGAAACTTATGTCTTTTTTGATGGACGATGCAGCATTTGGCGGACAAGTAATGGTCGGCGCAGGACAACCAATAGCACTTGGAGTAGGACCAAAGAAAATTAGAGGTTCTGCATTTATAGAAGGTCCACTACAAATTGGACCAGGAGGTGCTTATGGGACTGTTCAAGCAACAGTAATGATTGGAAAACTTGCAAATAGTGATGCAAGTAAACCACAATATAGTTTATGGGTAAAAGGAGATTCGAAATTTCAAAGTAATGTAAGAGTTGATAGTCTCTGTAAGGCAAAAAGACTAGAAAGTCAAACTGGTAAGATTGATTCTATTCGTGGGAACTCATTACGTTATGGTTCTAAAAGTTTCTTGATTGATCACCCAACCAAACCAGGAATGAAACTGGAGTATGGATGTCTTGAAGGTCCAGAGCACTCTGTTTATTGTCGTGGTAAGGTTCTCAATCGTGATTATATTGAACTTCCTTTAGAGTGGACAGGTCTTGTGGATGATACTACAATCACAGTATCATTAACACCAATCGGTGCTCATCAAGATATTATTGTAAAACGTATTGGAGAAAATAAGGTCTTCTTACAGTCCAAAGGTGGTATGCCAATTCACTGTTTTTATCATGTATATGGAACAAGAAAAGATATTCCAAAATTAGTCACAGAGTATTACGAGGAGGAGAATAACTGATGGGAATCATTAATAATCAAGGAGTCTTTATTGCACCTCCTTTGGGTGAGGGTGAAGGAGTATCTCTTACAAGTTTTCGTGAGGATGATGACTTTAGTACAGAACTATTTGATGAGTCTATTGTTCTTGCAGATTTACCAAATAATGTGGGGATTGCATTTATAAAAAGTAGCGATTCTCCTGCAGATTATGCAACAATCGCATTACAGGGAACAAATACTTCTACGATTTATGTTGATAACACTGCAGGTTCTGCTAATCTCGCAATTAGTGGAAATTTAAATGTAAGTGGTATCTCAACATTTAAAGTTGCATCTCCTCCAAACCTCACAGTAAACTCCACACTATCATTTGAACTCACAAGCAACACAAACTTAACAGTTTATGCTCGTGGGACCGATGGAGTTATAAGGTCTGCTAATATTACTCTTGACCCCCCTTGACGGGGAATTGAAAATGACCTATAATACCTAGGTAATCAAAAACAACCTGAATGCAAGACGAGTTCCTAACCCGATGTGTGATTGACCCTATTAAGCGAACTGTGTACCTCTACTCCAGTGATGGTAATGAGAAGCAAGTATCCTGTGAGACTGTTCAAGAGTTTATGAATGTGCTAGAGTTTGTTCGTGCAACTGTGGATGAGGAAACAATCTCATACGCAAATCCACTTTAAAATCCATTTTTGGTCGAAAAAATACCCCGGCCAAAATTTACACAAATACCCTTTTTATGAATTCTTATCGCATTAACTATAAAGACCTTAAAGAAGTTCCTGTAAAGACAACTCCACAAAATGTAGAAGAATCAAATCAGGCACTTTTTAAGTGTACGATGACTTTACCCGATGCTGCAAAAAACTGCGGAATGAGTCAAAAAGAAATGCGCTTAACTTTCTTTGAGTACTTAAAGTATCATCCAGGGACTTATTTGGGGTGATACATTTGACAATATGAGACAGAGGTCTTATAATTGTCTTATAGCCCCCTTGGCGTAATTGGTAGCCGCTACGGATTTAAAATCCGTTGACGTTAGTCGTGCCGGATCGTACCCGGCAGGGGGTATTAAACTAAATAATCAAAAAACCAATGAAATATAAGATTACCTGTTCTTATAATTGGTATGTAACTGAAGATGATAAGTACATTATTAAGACATATTATATAAGTGGGATTGCTTTTACTTTTGATGAATTACCTTCAATCGTACAAGATGACCCAGAAATCATCAAGAGAGCAAATGAACATCTAACCTATGACCCAGAATTTTTCTATTTGAAATCATTCTATTTAATAGACGAACAATGTCATCCAATGTTATTTGAGATGGATCTTGAGAATCCAGAGGCACTTGACGAGATAAACTAAATAACCTATAGTATTCTTGTTGCCCTATAAGCATTGAGGCGATGCAATGGTTTTGTAAACCATAGAGGATGGTTCAATTTCCATCATAGGGCTTTAACACTCATAAAAACTTCAATATGTCTCTAATATCACAAAAAGACCGCGATCTCACAATTGAAGCAATTGATTTTTATCTCTTTAGTAAAGGTATTGATATGACTAGAGAAAAAAGAGCAGAGTTGAATGCACTTCTCAATTGGATCAAACTAGAGCACTATAAGAATGATAATTAACCTCTGGCATAATAAAGATATGAATCAATGGAGATGGACTCTTACAGATCCTAAGACATTTGATATGGAATCAGGACAGCAAGAAGATTTGAGAATGGCAATGACCGATATTGCAAATACTGTAGAATATCTTATCAGTAATAATAAAGACAATAAAATATCACTTTAAAACCTTCTTCGTGGAGGTTTTTTTGTATGATAAATAAATGATAAGGAACTTATAGTAGTAATAAAATGGGTCTTTCAAGATTAGATAATTTTCTTAAATCTGTTCGTGGAAATATAATTTATGTAGATCCTAATAGTCTTGATTCAACAGACTCTATTGAAAATCAAGGTAATAGTCTCACAAGGCCATTTTCTTCAATTCAACGTGCTTTGGTCGAGTCTGCCAGATTTTCGTACCAAAAAGGTCTAAACAACGATAGATTTGGAAAGACCACAATTCTTGTATTTCCTGGCGATCATTTAATTGATAATAGACCTGGTTGGATTCCTGATTCTCGTTTAGGAACGAATATCTATAGACTTCGCAATGGATCAACATCTAATGATTTCCCACCACTTGACCTCACTTCAAGATTTGATTTATCAAACTCTAATAACCAACTTTATAAATTTAATAGTGTTCACGGCGGAGTCATTATTCCTCGTGGAACATCTATTATAGGTCTTGACTTGCGCAAGACAAAAATAAGACCACTATATGTTCCAAATCCAACTAACAATAACATAGAGAGATCCTGTATCTTTAGGGTTACTGGAGGAAGTTATCTTTGGCAGTTCTCAATGCTTGATGCGGATCCAAATGGAATCTGCTACATTGATTACCTTAATAATACTTTTGTCCCTAACTTCTCACACCATAAACTAGCGTGTTTTGAATATGCTGATGGTGTAAATCCTGTTGTTATTAATGATACCTTTATTTCAGGAAGCAATGGGATTTTTGATCGCACAGATCTTGAGATGTATTATGAGAAAATTGGACTTGCTTATGGTCAGGCATCAGGTCGTGCAATTGAACCTGATTATCCTTCATCAACACTCGATATTCAACCAAAAATTGACGAATATCGTATTGTAGGTTCTACTGGAGAAACTACAGGTATCTCAAGTATTCGTGCGGGAAACGGTACAATATCCTCAAAAATTATTACAGTCACCACCACAACCGCAGTTCCTGGTTTAGATGTAGACACACCATTTAGAATTGAAGGAGTTTCTGGTATAGGGTATAATGGGCAGTTTGTGGTTAGTGAGAAGTTGAGTGATACTGAACTACAATATCAGGTTCAGAATCCACCAGCAAATCCACTTCCATTAGTTATTAGCGCATCACTTACTCTCACTAACGATACTGTAACTTCTGCATCACCATATATCTTCAACGTATCTCTGCGTTCTGTTTTTGGTATGTGTGGTCTTCTTGCTGATGGTGCAAAGGCAACTGGATTTAAGTCAATGGTAGTGGCACAATTTACTGGAATTGGTCTACAAAAAGATGATAATGCTTTTGTCGTTTATAATTCAAGAACTGGAATTTTTGAAGATAGAACTGTTGCTGGTAATGAGACCATCAGTACAAACTCTAAAGCAATCTTTAAACCAGAATATCGTAACTTTCATATTAAAGCAATCAATGATGCGTTCATTCAAAACGTATCAGTGTTCGCAATTGGTTATGCAGAACACTTTTCTGTCGAAAGTGGTGGAGATATGTCCATCACAAACTCCAATTCTAATTTCGGCGCAAAAGCACTAGTCGCAACGGGATTTAGAAAAACTGCATTTCCTCAAGACGATCAAGGATATATCACTCATATTATTCCACCAAAAGAATTCTCAAAAGAAGAAACTACAATTGAATTCCATGCAATTGATGTAAATGCAACTGTTGGTGTTGCATCAACTGGAAATCTTTATCTTTATAACCAAACCAATCCTGATGTTGCTCCCCAGAATGTTATAGAAGGTTATAGAATTGGTGCAAGAGAAAATGATACTCTTAAGGTACTGATTTCATCCGGAGGAACTCCAGTTGAATATAGTGCAAGAATTGTAATGCCAGGTTCACAGACCAGCAGTGAAAAACAATTCTCTGTAGGAAGAAGCAATGTTGGTATCAATAGTATTACTGGTAATACAATTACTCTCACTCAACCACATAATCTTGTAAATGGCGAAAGTATTCGTGTGATTAGTAGTAATGGACAACTTCCTGATGGTCTAACGCCAAATGTTGTTTATTATGCAATCACTTCAGGAATTGGGACAAATCAAGTTAGGATTGCAAAAACTAAAAATGATGCAATTAGTGTAAACCCAATTACTCTTAATAACAGAGGTGGTAGTTTAAGTATTGTTAGTCGTGTAAGCGATAAGAACCCCGGAGACATTGGAAACCCAGTTCAGTTTGATACTACGAAAGGGCAGTGGTTTATAAGAGTTGCAACCGCATCTACTGAAAATAATATTTACTCAACAATAGTAAGTCTTGGTTCTGGCGTAATTGGAGAAGCAACCCCAAGAACTTATGTTAATCGTCTTGCTGATAATCGTAATGCAGTGGATACAATCTATCGCGTTCGTTATGTAATTCCCTCCACATCAAGCGCAAGACCCCCAAGTGATGGATTTATTGTACAAGAAAGTAGTACAACTATTGCACCAAATAATACTGAAGTTCAAATTTATTTTGGTACTGGAACACTTACAGATATCAATCAATTAAGAAATCCAAAGTTTATTGCGAATGCGACTTGGAGTACTAACACTGTAACTATTACATCTGAACTTCCTCACAATCTATCTGTAGGATCTCAAGTTGAAATACTGAATGTAAAGAGTAGTAATAACACTTCGGCATCAAAAGATGTTGGATTTAATGGAACCTTCACTGTTACATCGATCGCTCATTCGAAGCAATTTACTTATACCCTGACCAATAATCCAGGAACATTTACGAGTGATATAACTGCAAGAACAACTGCACTTCCTCACTTTAGAAGAAAGAAATTTAATGATACTTATTACATCTATAAAACAGAGGAAGTACAAAAATTTATTGCAGGTGAGCAAGATGGTGTTTACTATCTCACATTAGTCAATGCATCAAATTCTCCGAGTGTTATTCCATTTACTGTAGAAAAGTTCACACAGCCAGTCAAAGAACTTTATCCTCAAGTCAATCGTGATAATCCTGTAGCAGATCCAGAAGAAACTAAATCTTTTGCTTCTTCATCACTCATTGGCGAAGTTCTAGTTAATGATGTTCGTAACAGCATTACAAAAGAAACAATCAATAAATCTTTTAAGGATAATGATATTGGTATTGGACTGACTGATATTCGCTCAACATCCGCAACTAATCATACAATCTTTACTTCATTAGATCACGGATTAAATCGTATTACTCAAGTTTCCATCACAAATCCTGGTGTGGGTTATGGTCCTGGTGTTCCTGGTGATTACTTTAATGCAACACTGGTAGGTTTTGCAGGTTCAACTGTTGGGCAATATGCGACTGCAAAGGTCACATTAGATGGTGCAGGAAGCATTAGTGATATTAAGATTATGGATGGTGGTAGTGCTTATGGTATTGGTAATACTCTTACTGTTACTGGCATTGGAACCACATCCGGATTTAGTTCTGCAGTTATCACAGTTTCCAATGTTTATGATAATGTCGGAGATGTAATTAAGATTGCTGGTGTAACTTCTACCGCATATCAGGTTTATAATAATCTCTATCGTATTACTGAAGTTGCTGTAGGATCTGCAAAGAGTTTTAGTGCAATTTCTGCAACTTCAGTTTCTGGCATTTCATCCGCAGTAGGCCCAACATTTACTGCAAATGCAATTTCTTATCTAACTGGACAAGCACTTCACGTAAATACATTTAGTTATAATAATGTTACTGGAATTGCAACGATTACTACTCTCAATAATCATGGACTAAAGGTAGATAATAAGGTTCGTATTACTGGTGCAAATCAATCTCTTTACAATGGGGAGTTTGTTGTTATCAAGAACATTAGTCTCAACTCATTTAATGTAAGAATTGGAGTTTCTACAAGTTCTCCAACTGCAACAGGAACACTTTTTGTTTATCGTGAAGGTCTCACTTCAAATGATGGGATAATCACAAGAGACAATGAAAACTTGAACGGTAGAATGATACCAATCTATGCAGGTATCACGACAACATTATCAGCATTAGTTTCTGATGCAATTACCGACCAAATTAATGTTTCTAATTCACAAAATCTGGATATTAATGTTGGTGACTATTTAATCATTGATGATGAGATTGTAAGAGTAAAAACAAATACATCAAGTTCTCCATCACCAATATTTGTTTTTAGGGGTGTATTAGGTACTCGTGCAACAAATCACATTGATAATAGTGTTGTAAGAAAAATTAGAGTAAATCCAATTGAGTTAAGAAGACATTCTATTATAAGAGCGTCCGGTCATACTTTTGAGTATGTTGGTTATGGTCCCGGTAATTATTCAACTGCATTTCCAGATAAACAAGATCGCCAAATTTCCGCACAGGAAAAACTTCTGGCACATTCTACTCGTCAAGAAGGTGGTATAAATTTCTTCACTGGTATGGATGATAGTGGTATTTCTTATGCTGGTAATAAGAAGTCAAACACTGTTACCGGACAAGAAGAAATTGTTGATATTCCAGTACAAACAGTTACTGGCGAAGATATTGGAAATCTTCCTGGATTAAATATAATTACTCCTGTCGAAGGTGACTTTAGTAGATCCATTCGTGTTGGTGGTGGTCCTGATAATAAGGCACTCTCAAAATTCAATGGACCGGTAATCTTCTCTAATAAAGTTACATCAAATTCTCTGGAAGGAATTGAAGCAAACTCATTATTCTTACAAGGTGATGCATCAGTTTCAAGAAAGTTTACTGTAGGTACTTCAATTCCATCTCTTGCAGGTAATCCAGGTGACGTTGTTTATAATGCAGAACCTGATGGCGGAGAAAGTGTTGGTTGGGTTTATACGAGAAACAATAAATGGGAAAGTTTTGGGCAAATTTCTGTAAATAATGTTCCCATATCTAATACTGTAGATATTCGTTCTGGTGGAACTCTTTTAGGGTCATCTAAAACTATTAACTTTGTTGGTACTGGTGGTATTACAGTTTCTGGTGCTTATAACTCAACTGCAGGAATTTCAACACTCACATTCAACGCATCCATTACAAGTCCAACACAAATATCAGTTTCTGGAATTTCTACTTTTGATGGAGCAACTGTTTTCAATGCCCCAGTTACATTCAATAGTTCAATTAATGCAGGAACAATAAACGCAAGTTCAATATTTGCAACTAATATAACATTCACAAATCTCATCGGTCCTTCTATTGGTATCGCAACATTCACTGCTACAAATGCGAATTTTGATGGTAATATTATTCTTGGAAATACTTCAAAGGCATCTAATACTTTTGTAAGAGTTCTTTCCGGTGATAATCATAATGCTGGATTGGAAGCATATGGTAATTCTCAAGGTACTGGATATCTCTTCGTTGGTGAAAGTTCAACTGTAGGTGGTGGTGTATTTTATAACGGCAATGGAATTCCTGCATTTGCAACTGGAGAAACTGCAGATACTGTTGCATTCTATAGAAAAAACGCAGGAACAAATGAAGTTGTATTCTCCTATCCAAATAATAGTAATAATGTAACTTTTAGAGGTTCAGTTTCTGCATCAAGTTTTAGTACACCAGGTGGATTAAATGTTGTTGGTGTTATTACTTGTACTGACTTAAACTCAACATCGGACAAAAACTTAAAGTATGATATAAGAAAAGTTGAAAATTCTATTTCTCTTCTAAATGAGATTAATGGAGTAGAGTTTAAATGGAAATCAAACGATAAACCATCTATTGGTGTAATTGCACAAGAAGTTGAGAAAGTTCTTCCACAACTTATAAGTTCTGGAGAAGTTAAATCAGTAAACTATAATGGTCTCATTGGCGTACTGATTGAAGCAGTAAAAACCCAACAAACTCAAATTGATGAGTTAAATGCCAGAATAGAGAGATTAGAAAACAACTAAATACTTAAAATTCTAACGGGGAAAGTGAACCGTGAGCATACAGAAAAATTTCGTCATAAAACACGGACTTGAGGTATCTACTAACCTCATTGTTGCGGATGCAGATACAAGAAGTGTTGGTGTTGGTACGACAAATCCACAATATACATTAGAAGTTGTTGGTGGTATTGGTGCAGAAGATATTTTTATTTCTGGAGTAGGAACATTCACTACTCTTAATGCTGGTGATATTAATTTAGATAATGCATATATTAATAATACATTTACCACTGCAATTGTTTCTACTAGTGGTACAATCACATCTTTAAGTGGAGAAAATTTAAATTATAGTGGAATTTCTACTCTTGGTATTGTTACATCCAATCAAATAACTTCTCAAGACATAGAAGTTCCTGGAATATCATATCTAAACAATGTAGTTCTTGATGGTTATTTAAGCATTGGTAATACTACAGGACAACAAAATCAAGTACTTATTTCCACAGGAGTTGGAGTTACTTGGTCACTCTTATCAAAAAACTCACAGTTAATCATTGCTTCTCCCGAACAAGATACATTTCTATTTTCATATGAAGTTGGTTCAGTAGAAGTTTATATTAATGGTGTAAGACTTTTTCCTACTGAATTTACTGCTAATGATGGAATATCTGTTGTACTAGTAGACCCTTGTTTTGGTGGTGAAACTGTAGAAATTATTGCAGCACAAACATTACCAATAGGAACTTCTATTATTGAATCGGGTATTACTGCTAAAAAAGATAGTGTAATTATAGGTGGTGAAGGTTCAACTTCATCTGTTAATTTTGTAGGTGCAGGAGTATCAGTAATAACTTCTGATCTCAATCAAGTTGATGTCTCTATTAATGCTGTTAGTAATCCACCAGGAAAAACAGTTTATGTTGCAATGAATGGAAATGATATTAATGATGGATTAACTTTAGACTTTGCTAAAAAAACCATAAAAGCAGCAGTTGGAATTGCAAGTGCAGGAGATACTATAAAAGTTTCTGCAGGAACTTATGTGGAAAATAATCCTATTATACTTCCAGAAGATATTTCTATTGAGGGGGCAGAGTTAAGAAACTGCATTGTTGTTCCACAAAATTCCGGAAATGATTTATTTTGGGTTTCAAATGGAGACCACCTCACTGACTTATCTTTTCAAGGACCTACTGCAACTGGAGGTGCTGCAGTTATTGCATTTAAACCTTTGGTTGGATTTGCATCAAATCGTTTCTTTGATGCTGCAAGAATTATAAGATATAATCTAGACTTTATCGCAGCAGAAGCAGTTGGATATTTAACAAGTACTGATTATCGTAGTCCTGCATTTACATTAACTGGAGGAGATTATACTTCTTGTAAAGACGATATCAAGGACATCTTTAGAGCAGTAACTCATGATATTACGAGAGGTGGAAATTCTAAGTGTGTTGGTGCTGGTCTTTCGTATTATACCGGATCAACACTTCAGCACATTGTGGGTGTAAAAACCGAAACTATTGATACAATTCGTTATGCTGCAGGAATTGCACAATCTTGTATTAATAATGTTCTGTGGACTGGAAATTATCAAACTCAATTTAGTCAGTTAAGAGATTTAAGTATTCAGGCAGACCCTTCAACTGGTTCTAATATTGATATTGATTCTTGTGCAAATGTGGTTTCTGCAATTTACTCTTGTGTTGGAGTTGTAACTAGTATTATTAATTCTGGTCCTAGTATTGTTGGAACTTCATTTAATCTTACATATCCGGGAGGAGGCACTAATCCAAATAACATTCCGTCACAAGGAGTTGGAAATGTAATTAAGGGACCTTATATTCGTAACTGTACCAACTTTATTCCTGGTAGTATTGGAATGAAAGTTGATGGATTCCATGCCGATCCTGGTGATAAGGATGATATGGGAATTACTGGAATGATGAGTGTTGATTCTTATACCCAATACAATCAAGGTGGTGTTGGAGTAGAAGTTTCTAATGGTGCCTATGCACAGTTAGTTTCTATCTTTACGATTTGTACAGATAAAGCAATTGTAACTAAAGGTGGTGGACAATGTGATATTACAAACTCCAACTCATCTTTTGGTACTGAAGGTTTAGTGAGTGATGGCGTAAGTGATCCAACTTCATTATCATCTTATCGTTATACCGGTGAAGTTGCATCAAATGCTCTTGAAGATGAATTAACTGTTGTTTTAAGTGGAATTGGTAATGAAAGACCATATTCTGGACAAGCAATATACTTTGATGAACTATATTACGAAATTGAAAGTGTAACTGTTATAGATGGTGGGTCTGGATATACTAATGAACCCACTGTTGTATTTTTATGTGCTCCTACAGGTCCATCAGGAATCACAGCAGAAGCAATCGCTACTATTCAGGATGGAAGAGTTACTTCAATTAATATGATTGGTAATGGTAGAAATTATAAATTATCAGATATTGCATTTGGTGCAACTTTAAGTGGAGGCGGAGGATCGGGAATTAATATAGTTCCAAATGCAAGACCTCTTTATTATAAAGTTGTTTCTGCAACAGAACCAGTATCTGGAGTTTCTACAGTTACTCTTGCACAATCACTGAACAATGATGTTGGTATTGGAACTACTGCATATTTGTTTAGGCAGAGTTTGCAAATCGTATCCTCACATTCGTTTGAGTATATTGGAGCAGGAAATTCAATTGAGATCGCAAGACCATCAAAGGGTGGAGTAACTATACAGGAAAATGAAGTTATTAAGATTAATGGTGGGGAAATTGTGTATACAAGTACCGATCAAGATGGAAACTTTGCTATTGGTGATGATTTAGTGATAGACCAATCAACAGGAACAATTCGTGGAAGGTCGTTTGAAAGAAGTTTGCTAAATACAGTAACACCATTTATTATCGCATTAGGAGCAAAATAGAATGGCCGGCGCACTAGCACTTAATACATATAAAACAGTTAGAGCAAATGTAACTACAGGTATTACAACCGTATATACTGCTCCCAGTGGAGTTTCTTCAATTCATTTATTTTCTGCAGTATCTAATATTTCTTCCGGAATTGCAACAGTAACTGTTTTTCACGAACGAAATGGTGATGCTTATGAACTAATTAAAAATTCAAAAATTCCTGCAACTGATGTATTAAATCCAATTGGGGGAAGTTTAGTATTAGAAGTTGGAGATAAAATTCAAGTACAAGGTAGTGCTAATAGTGCGATGAAATTTACATTAAGTATCTTGGAGTCTGCAAAGTAAGTAAATGGCAACTTTAAATAGTGGACAAGTTATTGGTGCAGACGGACAGTTTATATCTCTTGAAAGTGTAGAGAGGTATCTTGGTGTTCCTGATGAGAATGGAAAGGTACTTGCATCTAATACTGATGGAACACGATATTGGGTCCCAGTAGGTGCTCAAGGTGCTCAAGGATTTCAGGGTGCCCAAGGATTTCAGGGAGTACAAGGTGCTCAAGGTGCTCAAGGAGTTCAAGGTAGTGCAGGGACATCAGTTACTATTGTTGGTTCAGTTCCAAATGTAGGGGCCAATCCACAAACAGTATTAAATGCAGCATTTCCTACAGCAGTAGCAGGTAATGGTGTTATTGATATTGCAACTGGAAATCTATGGGTTTATGATGGTGCCCTTTGGAGTAATGTAGGAAAAATCGTAGGGCCTCAAGGACCTCAAGGACCTCAAGGAGTCCAGGGTGCTCAAGGAGTCCAGGGTGCTCAAGGTGCCCAAGGAGTTCAAGGTGGTTCTGGTTCTCAAGGTATTGTTGGATCTCAAGGTGCCCAAGGAGTCCAGGGTTCAGTAGGAGTCCAAGGAGTTCAAGGTGCTCAAGGAGTACAAGGTGCCCAAGGAGTTCAGGGTGCCCAAGGTGGTTCTGGTTCTCAAGGTATTGTTGGATCTCAAGGTGCCCAAGGAGTCCAGGGTTCAGTAGGAGTCCAAGGAGTTCAGGGTGCCCAAGGAGTTCAGGGTGCCCAAGGAGTTCAGGGTGCCCAAGGAGTTCAGGGTGCTGCCAGTACCGTTCCAGGACCTCAAGGTGCCCAAGGAGTTCAAGGTAGTGCAGGAACATCAGTTACCATTGTTGGTTCAGTTCCAAATGTAGGGGCCAATCCACAAACAGTATTAAATGCGGCATTTCCTACAGCTTCAACAGGTAATGGTGTTATTGATATTGCAACTGGAAATCTATGGGTTTATGATGGTGCCCTTTGGAGTAATGTAGGAAAAATCGTAGGGCCTCAAGGACCTCAAGGAGTTCAGGGTGCTCAAGGAGTCCAGGGTGCTCAAGGAGTTCAGGGTGCTCAAGGAGTCCAGGGAGCAACAGGTACTCAAGGCATCTTAGGCGCTCAAGGTTCCATTGGTTCTCAAGGTGCTCAAGGTGCTCAAGGAGTCCAGGGTGCTCAAGGAGTACAAGGTGCTGAAGGTGCTCAAGGAGTTCAAGGTGGTTCTGGTTCTCAAGGTATTGTTGGATCTCAAGGTGCCCAAGGAGTCCAAGGTTCTCAAGGAGTTCAGGGTGCCCAAGGAGTTCAGGGTGCCCAAGGAGTACAAGGTGCTCAAGGAGTTCAGGGTGCTCAAGGAGTTCAGGGTGCTCAAGGTTTTCAAGGTAGTACAGGAACATCAGTTACTATTATTGGTTCAGTTCCGAATGTAGGCGCCAATCCACAAACAACATTAAATGCTGCATTTCCTACAGCAGCAGCAGGTAATGGTGTTATTGATACTGAAACTGGAAATCTATGGGTTTATGATGGATCTTTTTGGGGCAATGTAGGGAAAATCGTAGGGCCTCAAGGACCTCAAGGACCTCAAGGAGTTCAAGGAGCTCAAGGAGCACAGGGAGTTCAGGGCGATCAAGGGGCTTCCAGCACCGTTCCAGGACCTCAAGGCGCTCAAGGTGTCCAAGGTGCTCAAGGTGTTCAAGGTTCTGTTGGTCTCAATGGTGGTACAGGACCATCAGGAGCCCAGGGTGCTCCAGGACCTCAAGGTGCTCAAGGTGTTCAAGGTTCTAATGGTTCTCAAGGTGTACAAGGTGCCGTAGGTGCTGGTGGACCTGCAACAGTTATAAATGCAGCATCAATCACTACAGACGCAACATACTATCCAGTATTTGTTGCAGGAACCGGTGATCGAACACCAAGCATAAGAGATACAGCAACTGCATTTAGTTTTAATCCTTCTACAGGAACTCTTACTGTTGGTGGTGATTTAAACTCTGGATCCGATAAGAGACTAAAAGAAAATATTGAAACTATTGAAAATGCTCTTGAGACTATTGAAAATCTTCGTGGTGTAAGATTTAACTGGAAGGAAAGTGGAAGACCATCTCTGGGTGTGATTGCACAAGAACTAGAAGAAGTAATTCCAGAACTTGTAAGTGGTGATGAGAATAAAACTGTAACTTATAATGGTTTGATTGCTGTTGTGATTGAAGCACTTAAAGAACTCAAAGAAAGAGTTGAAGTATTAGAACAAAATTCTAAATACTAATATAAGGAGAAATCAATGTCTATAACAAGAAACCGAGAACTATCACAATTTGGGTCTTTCATTTACATTGATAATACGACAGAAAGTATTGGTATTACATCTGGTACAATTCCTTTTGTTGGTATTGGAACTACAAATCCAACAGTAAAATTCCATGTTGTTGGCGATACAAATCTTGAAGGTAATGTAAATATTACAAATGGAACTCTTGACGCATCTTCTTATAGTTTAAATGGAAATCCTTTAGTTGATGTAACAGTTCTTCAATGGAACTATGCGTCTAATGGTACTGACATGTACTATTTACCAGGAAATGTAGCAATTGGAACATCAGTTATTTCGCAAAGACTGACTGTATTGGGTAATGTTTCTGCAGGTCAGTTTATCTCTACAGTTACCTCAGGAACTGCACCATTCGTTGTTCTATCGGACACACAAGTTACAAATCTCAATGCATCATTCTTAAGAGGTAAACTACCTCCTACTGGTGATATTATAGGAACCACAGATACTCAAACTCTTACCAATAAGACACTAACTTCTCCTACTATTAATGGAGGAAGTTTTAGTTCTTCAGGTATTACTCTTAACGGTTCAACATCAGGATCAACAGTACTTCAGGCATCTGCAGTTGCCTCCGGATCATTAATACTTCCCGCAACAACTGATACAATAGTAGCAAGAAATACAACAGATACGCTTACTAATAAAACAATTTCTACAGGTTCTAATACTATTACAGGACTGACGAATACCAACCTATCGGGTACTGCTGGTATTACAAATGCAAATCTTGCAAACTCTACGATTTCTGGAGTTTCACTTGGTGGAAGTTTAAATGCACTCTCTTTCGGTTCTTATTTAACTTCTGCTGGTTCTTATAATGGTTCTACTGCAAGAACTGTTTCTGTTGCAGGAACAACAATCAATACTGGAAATACATTAGTTGCAAGAGATATTAGTGGAGACTTCACTGCTGGTACGATTACTGTAACAAATCTTACCGCATCCCAAACAATTCAAGCACAAGATTTTAATTCTATCAGTGATATAAATCTTAAAGAAAACATTCATACTATAGAAAACTCATTAGAAATTGTAAAAAATTTAAGAGGAGTTTCATTTGACTGGAAAGAAAACGGTAAAAGTTCTTATGGTGTGATTGCTCAAGAACTTGAAGAAATCCTACCAGACCTTGTGACAAATGGTGAAGTTAAATCAGTGAATTATAATGGTTTGATTGGAGTTCTTATAGAAGCAGTGAAAGAGTTGAGTGAAGAAGTTAAAGAACTTAAAAGATATAAATAACTTATAGTTATACCGAGTGGAGACACGAAGATGGTAAAGGAGAAAGTCTTTTACATTATGAGGGAGTGGTAAATGGCCATTCAAATTTCAGGAACTACTGTTATTGATAATGATAGAAATTTAGTGAATGCCGGTAGGATTTATACGACTGTTACTAATAATCAAACCACAAGTAGGACATCACTTAATCCATTAACTAATCGTGAGTTTGTGAGTGTGACCACTGCAGGTCTTACAATGACTCTTCCTGCATCACCAGCAGCAGGATGGGAAGTTGCAATACAAGTTGGAAACTTTACGAATACCGTGATTGGAAGAAATGGACAGAATATTATGTCTGATCCAACAGATATGACGATTGATGTTGCGAACAGAACAGTAAATTTAGTTTTCACAGACGCCACTAGAGGCTGGAGAGTAGTATGAGTACCTTAAGTCAGTTTTTTCTTTCAAGACCAACAGTAGCAGATAATACGCCAGATGGTAGAATTAGTATTGAAGGTGGGTGGTATATTTGTAGAGGTCCTGTAGGAACTGCATGGATTGTTGCGTCCTTAAACACAGAGGTCTCAAGAACCTGGTACTGTAGAAACGATGCAACCACAACAGCAAATGCATGTACAGGATGTACCGGATGGTTTGTACCTACAAGAGTACAACTCCAGAATCCAGGATACACTTGTAGGCAATATTGGGACTCATTCTCCCCCCCTTACTACTGGAGTAGTACAGAGGCCAATGCTTTTCTCGCTTGCTTCGTGTACTTTACTTCTGGTAGCGCGAACAACGCCGCCAAGAATGGCACGTACTGTGTTCGTGCCTTCAGGTGTGTGACTTATTGAATTTTGTACTTTGTAACTTGTACTTTGTACCCGATTTTTTTTAAAGTATTATGGTAGAAGAACTTCAAATATACCGAGATGCAAGTGAACTTATCAAACGAGTATTCATCATCGTCAAACAATTCCCTAGAGATTATAAGTTTACTATAGGAACAAGAATACAAAACACTGCTCTTGATTGCATAGACCTGATATATAAAGCATCAAGACACAAAAACAAAAGAGAAGACTTGGATAATCTTGTTGCATCTCTAGATTTTCTTTCGTATCTCATTCGTATTTCTAAAGATATGAATATAGTAACAGAAAAACAATATGGTCTTTTTATTGAGAAAAGTGTTCCTTGCGTCAAACAAGCATCAGGATGGTTAAAAGCAGCATAAATAATAATGTCGTTCATAATGAGCAGAATATTGTTTCTTTACGAGACAGTAGCGAACTCAATCCACGCGATTTCTATGCCTTATAAAGGTAGAAGTTCTAGATTTACTCCAGAACACTCTTTCCCTAAAAGAAAGACTTGTGATTAGAAATCAGTCCTCATTCTCCTCCACTAACTACTGGAGTAGTACAGAGACCAATGCTACTAACGCTTACAACGTGAACTTTAATAATGGTAACGCGAACAACAACAACAAGAATAACACGAACTGTGTTCGTGCCTTCAGGAGTGGAAAGTTGTGAACGACATCACATTTGAGGAAGTCATAATTGCTTATTATGACTGCAGAAGAAATAAAAGAAATACAAGTCAGCAATTAAAATTTGAGTTTCATTTAGAGAATAATCTCTGGAACTTATATGAAGAACTTAAGAACGAAACATTTACTCCAAGTTCTCATTTATTTTTTATTATTACCAAACCAAAACCGAGAGAAGTCTGGGCAGCAGAGTTTAGGGACAGAATAGTTCGCCATTTGATTTACAACAGAACTTATTATATTGAAAAAGATTATATCTCAACAACTTATGCCTGCTTAAGAAATCGTGGAACTCTTCAGTGTGCAAGAGACGTACAAAAGTCCTTAAGAAACTTATGGAAATATAAGGATGATTATCGTATTCTTCACGTAGATATAGCAAACTTCTTTGTTTCTATTGATAAGAACCAGATTAAAAAAGATTTATATCCAAAGATTAACAATGAAACTACTATTAAACTTTTAGAACTCTTCATCAATCAAAATCCAACAGAGAAATATTACTATAAAGGAAGACCAAAATTAAGAAAACTCATACCAGATAGAAAGTCTTTGTTTGATAAACCATCAGGATTACCCATTGGAAATCTTACATCTCAAATCTTCGCAAATCATTACCTCAACAACTTTGATTGGTACTGCAAGAATGAGATTACTGAACACTATTTTAGATATATGGATGATATGTTGTTTCTGGTTCATAAAGACCAGAAGATTTCTCAAGTAATACAGAAGGTAAATGATTATCTGGAAACTCTAAATATGAAACTCAACCCTTGCAAAACAACTCACAACAAGTTAGGATATGGTAGGAACTTCTGTGGTTATATCATTAAACCATTCTCAATATACATAAGAAACTCAACTAAACAAAGAGCAAAGTTTGCAACAGAACCACAATCCATCAACTCTTATTATGGAATGATGAGACATATCAACTGCTACAACTTAAGAAAATCTATTGCTTTGAGAAATGATCTAAATATGGTAAAATATGAGAAACTTGCTTGAATAAACTATGAACTTAATGCCGATCTATTCAGTTCCTCTCTGGCAGAGTGAATATCCAGAGTTTGATGAACACAAAGAAATCTTCCTGAATGCGATAAGAACTTATAAGGACCAAAATCCTTCTATTCAAAAATCAAATATTGCTGGTTATCATTCTCCAGAAACACTTCAAGGAGTAGAAGAACTACGACCACTCTTTGAATACATATGCCAGCTTGGATTTAAGGTAGTTGCAGACCTTGATTTTATTGATTGTGATATTGCTCTTACATCGGCATGGATGAATATCAATGATACTCGTCAGTGTATGAATAGTGAACATGTACACAAAGATATATTCTCTGGGGTTTTCTATCTTCAGGCACAAGAAGGAAGTGGAAAGTTAGTACTCCAAAATCCAGCAATCAATCGTATGTGGAATGGTTGTGCCCTGACTTCACAAAAGAACCAGTTTACAGGAGAAAGTATTCGTATTGAACCGGTAGAAGGAAACATCATTCTCTTTCCTTCATATCTTCCTCATTCAGTAGAAACCAATAATCATGATGAAGAACGCATCTCAATCTCATTTAATTTGATTGCACTTCCTAAAGGTTCTATTCCTTATCCAACACAGACTGAAGAAACCTGAAATATGATTGAGTTTGATGATTTTTCCAAACCCTCAATGGGTGGAACTGAAATAATAAAACACGGATTACAAAATAGATTACCACAAGAACTTTTGAGTAAGTTCCAGATTATTTGTGACCGGATTATTATGATTGATGAAACCAAGATAAGATTATTCTGGGCACATAATACTCCTTATCAACTCAACAACTCTCATTTAGAAAATGGTGGTTGGAAAAAGTTTCATAAGATGATTTTTATTTCTCATCATCAAATGGAAGAGTATGTAAGAGAATATAACATTTCTTATTCTCATTGTGTGGTAATGAAATACGCACTGGAACCTATAAAACCACAGAAGAAACCAGAGAATAAGATTTCACTGATTTATACCTCTACTCCTCATCGTGGTCTGGATATTCTTGTAAATGTCTTTGATAAACTTTGTGAAGAGTATGATAATATAGAACTCAAAATTCACTCTTCTTATAACATCTATGCAATGAAAGAAAGACAAGAGAACTATGAGAAAACACCTTTGTATCAAAGAATGGAGAAACATCCAAACATCAAAAATATTGGTTATGTTTCTAATGAAGAACTCAAGAAATCATTAGCATCATCTCATATCTTTCCTTATCCTTCTACATATCGGGAGACCTTTTGTTTAGCACTTTTAGAAGCAATGAGTGCTGGTCTCTTATGTGTTCATCCAAACTATGCTTGTTTACCAGAAACTGCATCAAACTGGACAATGATGTATGATTATCACGAGAACAAAGAAGTTCACGAAGAAATCTTTTATGAGCATCTTAAAAAAGCAATAGATAGTGTAAATGATAAAAAAGTTCAAAGAAAACTTAAGTATCAATCAAAGTATGTAAATAATTTTTATAGTTGGGAAACAAAAACTCAAGAATGGATTGATTTGTTAAAGTCATTAGAACACTTAAATCCCAAAATTCCAAAAAATATTTCTTTTAGTTATTCATAATATGAAATCCTACTACTTCATCTCCGGACTTCCAAGGTCAGGTTCTACATTACTTTCTGGTATTCTTAAACAAAACCCAGACTTCTATGCTGATATTGCATCACCAGTAGAAGCACTCACAGGAACCTCAATAGATTTGATTACAAGTACTGAAAGCAACCTCAATATCGCAGAAGACCAAAGAAAAAATATAATGTATGGGATTTTTGATGGTTACTATAAACACATAGAGAAACCAGTCATCTTTGATAGTTCAAGAGGTTGGACAAAGAAAACAAACTTTCTAAAAGCACTCTTTCCTGATACAAAAATTTTATGTCCGGTAAGAGATATTGTTTCTATTCTTAACTCCTTTGAGGTGATTACATCTAAAAATCCATTTCATACCAAGACACTTACAGAACATAAGGATAATGTGTTTTCAAGATGTGATGGTATGATGGATAGAAATGGTGGTATTGTTGCAGGACCTTGGATACTACTTCAAGAAGGTTATGCACTTAATCCAAAAATGATTATGTTGATTGAGTATGAGAACCTATGCAAAACTCCAGAGAAGACAATGAGAGAAGTGTATGAGTTTCTGGAGAGACCTTATTATTCTCACGACTTTGAGAATGTAGAATACTCCAATGAGAACTTTGATAAGGCTTGTAATCTCAAAGACCTTCATACAGTCAAGAAAAAAGTGGAGTATAACCCTCCAAGATGTATTCTACCTCCAGAAATCGTCAAGAAATATAAAGAAATGAATATGGAGTTCTGGAAAGAAGGGCACAAAATTGATGCTGATATTATTGAAAAATTAGATAAGAAGTTTATTGAATACAAATGAAACTAGAAATCATCTTAAGAATACACGATGAGCAAAATATACACGGAGACAAACCAAGATATATTGATGTTCCCAAAAAAGACTTGATACTTGGTTGTTTATCTTCTTTGATTAACTCTGCAAATGTTGTTACAAATGCAGAGATTTCTTTTATTGTTCTCAATGACCACTGCACGAATGATTGTATTTCTAAAGTGCATAAAATCTTTAATCACTCAAAACACCCATATCAACTTATAGATTTAGAAGTTCCTGGATTTCGCCATAGTGGTCTTAAGCAGTTTGAGTATTGTAAGAACTCAACTGCTGATTTAGTATACTCTGTAGAAGATGATTACCTTCATTGTACAGAAGCAATCCAAGAAATGTTATTTACTTATGAATACTTAAAGTCTTATTATCATCTACAAAAAGAACTTTGTTTATTTCCTTTTGATAATACAGAAGACTATGAACTACAAAATATGTTTCCCGGAAGATTGTTTAGAACTCCAATAAGACACTGGAAAGAAGGAATATGGACTACTTTTACAATGATGACGACACCTAAAGTTTTCCAAGACCACTGGAAAGTCTTTGAGAAACTTGCATCTCAATATACTCCTTGGGATGGAATAGACCCAATAAAAGAACTGGTTCATGAAGGAAATACCATCTCAAATATCTGGGAACATTATGTAACTCGTGTAAATCCTGTACCTTCTCTTGCTCTTCACATTCAGTTTGAGAAGCAACGAGACCCTCATATTCACCACCTGGACTGGTGGAATAAATACTCAAAACTCAAATCATTTGGAGTGACTTATGACTGAAAAACCTGTAAGAAGATATGAACTTTGTACTGAAAGACTTGAAACACTTGAAGATGTAAAGAAAGTCCTAAAAGCACTAAAAATAAGAATAGATACTGATAATCCACTTTATGAAGAACTTGAGTACTATTTCTCAACAGAAGTGGTTCCTCTGGGATATTTAAAAGTATATGAAAAAGTTGGTGATAAAATTTATGAAATGAGTATGGAAGAAATCGCACAACTGGGAAGTGAACTTTTAAATCAAAATGAAGAAACCAATTGAAGTATTTTTAAGACATTGTTATTACTCAAAGTTACAAGAACTTCCAGACAGAACAAGACCACAATGGTTCAATAAGATTAAAGTCTTTGAGAACTTTAAGAATACACTTAACCCAGACCTTGTAAACTATACGATTGTTTATGATGAGTTTTATGGTAGTATTGATAAGACCTTTCTATCACAAGAAAAGAATGTAGAAATTATCAAATGCGGAAGTGAGACTGATAGTTTTCTTTCCACATTAGACATCATTCAATCAAAAAACTTAAGTGATGATACGATTGTTTATTTGTTAGAAGATGATTATCTACACCGCCCAAGATGGTTTGAGATAATGTTAGAAGGATTTAGCATTAACTCTCATTACCTCACTCTATATGACTTTGATTTCTTTATTGCGAAAGGATACTTATGTGAAATCTTTGCAACTCCAAGTTCTCATTGGAGAGCAGTACCAGCAACAACCAATACCTTTGCTTGTAAATATAAGACTTTATTAGAAGACTTGGAAATACATCAAAAATATTCTGTAGATGGGGTAAAAGAAGAAGAGGGGTTTCATTATTCTAAAGATTATGATAAGTTCTGGGAACTTCAGCAACAACATAAGTATCTTATTTCGCCAATGCCTGGTTGGAGTACTCATTGTGATGCAAATCACATTAGTCCTGTGATAGACTGGAGACAAGTTATGAATAATGAAAATATTAAAGAACAATCAAAATCATTTGAACTAAACTATAAATGACTACAATTATCTCATTAGACGGTGGACTTGGAAGAATAATCACAGCAATTCCAGCACTTCTCAAATATTCCAAGAATCATCCAGACGAAGAATGGTACATAATGATTCCTGGATGGGACTTTGTAACCTGGGGACTTCCAGAACTACAAGAAAAAACCTTTAATCCTGATGCAAAAGGTTCATTTGATTTATTCTGGAAAGCATACCAAGTAATCTCACCAGAACCTTATCGTCTTCCTGCATATTATCGTAATGAGATTTCATTAAGAGAGGCATTTGATGTCTGTATCAATAACTCAACAGACCATCAAGACCTTCCTCCAATGAAACTGAACATCTCAACTCCAGAGAAGAGAAAAGCATTTGAAATCATAGAGAAAGCAAAATCAAAACATAAGAAATCAAAGACGATTGTAATACAACCTTATGGTTCTACTGCAACTCCACATCCTTCTGGTATTTTTGATGATAGTTTAAGGTCTATTCCAAAACCAATGTTGGATTACTTTATCAAAGAACTCTCAAAGGATTATAATTTAATCTTTATGGGAGCAAAGGAGTTTCACGACATAAGAACTTATAAACCAGATCCAGATCCAAACTTAAGAGAATGGTCTGCAATTATAGGTGCTGCCGATTACTTTGTTGGTTGTGATAGTTGCGGTCAACATATCTGTAAGGCACTGAATAAAAAGGCATCAGTTGTGATTGCAGGAACTCATCGGGTCAATGTGACTTATGATGGTTTTCATATTATTGAGAGGGATGTAAAGTTTTATCCGGATTCAATGAGAATATCAGGTTTCCAAGCACATATGTCTTCACGACTGAATGAACCAAGAATTGAGTTTACACAAGAAGAAATAGAAACTTCATATCAAGACATCATCAAAAACATAGAAGGAGATAAGAAACCAGAAGTAATAGAAAAACCAAAAAATATTAACTATGGTTGAAATACAAGTACCAATATCAGTAGGAGAACTATTAGATAAGATTTCTATTCTCTCAATCAAATCTCAATATACAACAAGTGAATATGTAACAAAAGAACTCCAAGACCTCATCAAAATTGCAAAAGAACATCAGGTCTATGATGCACCTTATGTTTCACAACTACTCTCAATCAATCGCAAACTCTGGAAAATAGAAGATGACTTAAGAGTTCTTGAAAAATCACAAGACTTTAATCAAGATTTTATAGAACTTGCAAGAAGTGTTTATATTACTAATGACCAGAGAGCACTCATCAAAAAAGAAATCAATGAGAAATATAAGTCATCTTATCAGGAAATAAAGGTACATAAATAACTCTAAAGTAAAAGTATAAAAAATGGAACCAGATTACAGCGTCTCAAGAGCATACACCAATAACGGAAACTATCCAGAAGAACTTTCACATAACATTAAAATTAATGGAGAGTGGTTGAATCTTCGTGAGATGACTGATGAAGCACTTGCAGAAATTGGTTGGTTTCCTGCTCCACCAAGACCAAATCCTGTAAATGACTTTCAAGAAGTAATCTGGGATGGAAGTCTTAAAGAATACAGACTAGAATTCAAAAAAAATGGTGCAGTTTATAAGACTTTCTGGAATGAACTAATGACTTCAGGTGCTTATGCAACTCTTAAAGCAGCAGCATCCACCAATCTTACAATCAATACATTATGTACGGAGTTTATTGCATTAATTGCTGATGCTAAATTTGGAGAACCAAATGTACCAGCAATTCAAACTAGTCTTACACAAATTATTTCTTCTGTTGAGTTTTCCATTGAAGACCTTGCAGAAATCCAAGCATTGTTTACAGTTACTGGACTGAATCAAATTTATACACTTGGTTAATTAAATGACTTATGAGATTATAGATAATGCTCTTCCACAAGAAGAGTTTGAAAATATTAAGAATTTTATGTTAAATCCAGGGTTTCCTTGGAATCTAACACCAGTCGTTACAAACGAAAAAGAAAATCTACCCATTACAGCATCTTATTACTTCACTCATCAGTTCTGGAGTGGTTTTCATACTGAACCACAAACACAAGTCTTTGCACCTATTCTCAATCTTTTAGAGTGTAGAGCAATGATGAGAATCAAAGGAAATCTATATCCATCTACAGAAACTATAGTACATCACGATAATCATACAGATTATGATTTCTCTCATCGTGGTGCTATTTTTTATCTGAACACCAATAATGGTCTTACAGTATTAGAAGACACAATAGAAATCAAATCAATAGAAAATCGTTTATTAATTTTTGATGCATCAGTACCTCATCACAGCACAACTTGTAGCGATGATAAGTGTAGAGTAAATATAAACCTTAACTTTTTTTGATTGATAAATACTTAAAAGTCTTCAAAAAAATGGCCGTATACGCCGCCAATTATACACTAGAAAAAGGAACTGACTTTGAGACAGAAATAGATCTCACAGAGGATGACGGGTCTCCACTTAATTTAGCGAATTATCTTGGTTCAGCAAAAATAAGAAAGTATCCAACTTCACCAAAATTTAAAGCATTTGTAATTACTTTTATTGATAGGCAACAAGGAAGAATAAAAATATCATTAAGTAATACTCAAACATCTGGACTTGAGGCAGGTAGAAATTATTATGATATGTTTCTTACTGATGGAAATGGTAAAATTAAAAAAGTAATTGAAGGAAATATTATTGTTAATGAAAGTGCAACTCTAGGTGAAACTGGTAGTGATAATATAGATGGTATTGGTAATATTGATTATAGCAATGTTCAAGATGGTTATATTCTTATGTATGATTCACAATTACAGAAATATGTCTTTGTTGATCCTGATGTGGTTCTAAGTAAGGCAGTTGCTGATAATTATCTTCCACAGGATTTCCTTGATAAACTTGATATAGATTTAGATGATCGCATTGACGTAGATTCTGGAGAATTCTAATGGCGATTCAAGTTAAACTGCCAAAAACTCCTAAATTAAAAGTAAGAACACAAATTGTAGTACCAGATAATATCAGTATACTTAATGATGTGGATGTTTCTAATGTCCAAGATGGTTATGTTTTAATGTATAATAATACATTACAGCAATATACATTTGTTGACCCAGATGTCTTGTTAAGTAAGTCAGTTGCAGATAATTTTCTACCACCAGAATTTATCAATAAACTTGATACTGATTTGGATGATAGAATTGATGTTGATGCTGGTCAGTTTTAATTTTAAATAAATAAATGTAATGGATATTTTATTTTTTTATATTATTTTTTTTTTTGATTTGATTTTGTACTACTAGTAGACAAATTAACCCTTTAAGGACAAATCAAATATGGCATCTCCAACACTTCAATTTAAGAGAGGTTCTGCCGCTGCTGGAGTAGGAACAGTTCCTGCTTTAAGACCCGGCGAACCTGCATTTTCAACAAACTTTTTTGACCTTTTCGTAGGTTTTGATACCTCTGTAAACGGAAATAAGTTCTTCGGTTCTCATCGTTATTGGAAGAGAGAAGATGGAACCAATTCACTTCATCTCAAACTTGTTGATAAAGACGGAACAAATTCAATTGGTTTAAAAGCACCTGACACTCTTGCAGGTATCACAACTTATACCTTACCTGCTACACCATCTGATGGATATTTCCTAAAGACTAATGCAACTGGTGAACTTGAGTGGGCAAGTGTAACTGGAAGTGCAACTTTCGATAATGCTTCACTGACTGGTATCACCACCATCACTAATGTTACTATTCAGGGTGGATCAATCAATAGTACAACTATTGGTTTAACAACTGCTGCTGCTGGTGCGTTTACCACACTTTCTGCAGATTCCCTGAATGTCTCCGGTATTGCTACCGTTGGTTCAGTCAGCATCGGCGCAACTCAAGTTGTAAGCAGTGCTTTTGAACTTCAGAACATTGCGTCTCTTGATGCAACAACAACTGCAACAATTGAAGCTGCAATTGCTAATGCTCCCAATACCTTCACTGATCTCAATGTTTCTGGTATCTCAACCATTGGTGGTCTTCTTAATGCAAACGCTGGTTTAGATGTAACCGGACATACCGAACTTGATAACCTCAATGTTTCTGGTATTGCAACCTTCACTAGTGCAATTGATGCAGATTTACTAGGAAATGCTGGTACTGCAACCTCACTTGCTACTGGAAGAAATATTGCTGTTAGTGGAATTGTAACTGGTACTGCATATTTTGATGGTACTTCAGATATTACAATTTCTACCACAATTCAAAATGATGTAATCGGACTTGGCACTCACACTTATGGTGATTATGTTAAGGATGTAACTGGTACTGCAAATCAAATTGCAGTTACAGGTTCAGGCGAAGGTGCTTCTGTTGTTCTAAGTCTTCCTAATGATGTTGTAGTAGGAACTTCACTTTCAGTTTCTACCCTTAAGACTGCTACTATTCAGCATTCAAATGGTACTGAGGCAATCACAATTGATGTTGGCGGTAATGTTGGTGTTTCCACAAACTTAACTGTTACTGGAAATCTTGTTGTTAATGGATCTACAACCACCATAGAAACAGAAACACTTCTCGTTAAGGATTCTCTAATTGAAGTTGGTCTTGTTGATAATGGTAGTGGGGGACTTATTGCCCCTAGTTCTGATGCCAACATTGATGTAGGTATGCTATTCCACTATTATAGTGGTACTGCTAAGAAAGCAGCAGTTTACTGGGATGATAGCACCTCAAGAATCACTTTTGCTGATGATGTAAGCGAAGCTAACAATGTATTGACTGCTACTGCCTACGCAACAGTTCTTGCTGGTGGATTAGAAATTAATAATGCTTGCACTGGAGGTACTGATGAAGTTATCTCTTGTGCCAATGGCGAACTCACTCTCAGCAACATTGTTGTTGACGGCGGTTTCTTTGCTTGATAATTAACTCATAATACTATAACGGAGTGAGAGAAATCTCACTCCTTTTTTTATGTTTATAAATAAAACAGCAAAATTAATTGAAAATGAATGAGCAGGAAATTAAGAACTTACTTACAATATATCAACAAAAAGTAAGTGATTTGACTACACAAACAATTGCACTTGAAGCAAGATTAATGAACTCAAATCAACTTATTGAGGCATTGAATAAAAAAGTAAATGAATTGAATGCAGAAAATGAGAAACTGAATTTATCAAAATCAAAAAGGTCTTCTAAAGAAATTGTAGAGCAAGATTTTTCATAAATAATAAAAACTCTTATATAAGAGTTTATACGGTTAATACCACCAATGAGAGGTTGAATGGCAGCACCCATAATTAGAATTAAAAGGTCATCAGTTCCTGGAAAGAGACCAACGGTAGATCAATTACCTTTGGGGGAACTGGCACTTAACACAGCAGAGGGAGAACTTTTTGTTCGTAGAGAAAGAGAAAGTGCTGTAGGAGTTTCAACTGACATTGTTTCGGTTGGTATTGGCGCAAAAGTAACTAATGTTTTATATGTCACAGAAGATGGAAACGATACCAATACCGGAAGAAAACTTGGAGACGCAAAGGCAACAATTGGAGGAGCAATCGCAGAAGCAACAACAGGAACAGTTATTAAAGTTAGTGCTGGATCTTATTTAGAAAATAATCCATTAGTTATTCCAGAACAAGTCTCAATCGTTGGTGATAGTTTAAGAGAAGTATCAGTATCACCACTGAATGCAGATCAAGATTTGTTCTATACTTCAAATGGAAACTATATTGCAGAAATGTCTTATACTGGAACTTTGAATTCAGGTAAGGCAATTTTTGCATTTAATCCAAATCAAATTGGATACTTCAATCAATCACCTTATATTCAAAATTGTACAAATTTTATTCCAAATAGTATTGGACTAAAAATTGATGGATCAAAAGCAATTGGGCCATTAAAATCAATGGTAGTTGATTCTTATACTCAATACAATCAAGGTGGTATTGGAGTTTC